CCTCAGAGTAGATTGGATTCAACTCTTGGAATGTAAGATCAATTTTTGTATGAACGGGTGCGGTATTATCATAAGTGGCATATGTTCCTGCACCAGTATAATTAACTCCAATATTTAAGAGTGCCATTGGTTTAAATTTATGTAAAAACTGATGATTACTTGCACCAGTTTTGTAAGTTAGTTGAAATACATCTGGTGATTTTATAAAGAGTCCACTACCTTTATTTTCACCAGTTGAACCATTTTTTGCATTTAAACTTTTTTTGAAAGCACGAATAATTTTTTTGATAACATTACTTTCTTGTTCATCTCTAGGCACAAGATCAAAATCAAAACTAAAACTTCTTAACTGAACACCACCAAATAATAATTCCATATTTGGATTTAATACGGATCCAGTTTGTCTTGCAAGGATACCTCCAGCACTAGTGTTACCACCTAAAGCGTTGACTGCCATCGATGCGAAAGTTGAATTAATAGCTTGTATTGTCATATTATCAGACAATAAACCACCAACAGCTTCTTTAGTTTCACCAGTTAGTGCTTTTACTGCTTCTTTACTACTTTCTGCTGTAATAGTTTTCAACCCAATTCCAAGAGCACTAGCGGCAAGTCCATTCAGACTATCCTCACCCCATGTCACACCATTAGAATCCAAAATAGATTCTGGAATAGGAAGAAAAATAGTTCCTAATGGATTCTCAATATTTTTCTGAAGTGATTCTGAACTTGTTTTTAATCGAAGAGATTGTCCAGTGCCACTTTTATCAAATCCTGGTGCCTTATATTCTACAATTTTTATTTCAAGATAGTCACTATCATTATCCAATCTTGCCATTGGATACCTAAAACTCCCAAATTTTCGTTTGTTACCCTTTGCCATTATTGTTTTTTAGTTATTTAGCATGATATTTACAAAAGGTAACTCTCTTACATCTGCCAACTCATCCGAGTTGACTTCGTATAGTTGCCCAATTAGTTCATTGTAGGTGTAATTTCGATATTGACCGACGTGTAGATTGATACCACGAAAACCCCATTCAAATACATCAGTAACCGCAACTAATGGATTAGAGTCATATTGTATGTTAGGAGTTTTAGCACTGTATACAAATACATAATATTTTCCAGCACTTGGAGATGATGTGACTGTCGTACCCAAATTATCCATTAACTCAATCATTATATCATCAGGGTTTTCTGTACCAATGAGTGAATCTACTACAGATCTTACACGATTTTCATTGTCGTCAGTTGGATAACTGTTCATTTCTTGATACCTAATTCGTCTTCCGTTAATACTTTAAACTCCCACATACGATCCTTACAAAATTCTTCTGCTGCTTTCCATTTTGCTTGATTTTTTGCATATTCATAGACTTCGTAAATATATCCCTTTGTTTTTCTCTTCTTCATCTTTGGTTCTACTGTCTGTTTCTTAGGTTTGATTTCAATAATATATCTTTTGATATTACCATTGAATTCTCTAACTTTAATATAAAAGTCTGGAAAATAACGATGTACTTTATTATCAATAGGTGATCGGTAAGGTAGGACTATTTCTTCACTTCCCCATTCAAGTATTTTAGTATTGTTGTCACAATAGACCATGAACTTTCTTTCCCAGAGTGACCGATAAATTATATTTGATGGGTTACCCTTATACTTTTTTGGATTAGATGGTCTATATCTTCCCTTATATGACATCTAAATAGATATAAGATAAAATATAAAGTATTTAGATGGTTCGTCCTAAGAAAATATCTGATATAAAACCAATACTGACAAATGTAGCACAAACATCTCATTATCAGGTGTTTTTTGATGGGTTGTCATCATCTCTTTTTAGATTTCTTGGAGATAAAGGAGTTAATAAAAGATTTATTACAGAAAATGCTGGACTTTTATGTAGTTCTGCATCAATACCTGGTAGTTCACTAGGTACAACTGATGTCTTTGGTAACTTCACTGGTGTTCAAGAAAAGTTTGCACACTCAAGAATATTTACAGAATTAACATTAGAATTTTATGTCGATAAAGACTATAAGATGATTAAATTATTTGAGCATTGGATAGATTATATTGCAAGTGGTTCTGAAAAAAATACTATTATTGATAAAAGAGATCTAGGTTACTTCTATCGTATGAGATATCCTCGTGGAAACTCAGGATATAAATGTGACAAAACAAAAATTGTAAAGTTCAATATTGATTATCGTTCAGAAATCGAGTACACTTTCTTTGGACTATTTCCAATTAACTTCTCATCTACACCAGTACAATATGGGAGTTCTGATGTGTTAAGAGCAAGTGTGACATTTAGTTATGAAAGATATATTGCAGGTGAGGAAACAAGTCTATCATTTAATAGAGGAAGAAGTGAGAATCTTCGTTCAGGATTAGCTATTTTATAAACAAAAATGAACTTTTAATTCCAAAAATCGGGCAAAAAAAACTCCGTAAATTTTTGCTCTGTCAGGATTTCAAAAAAGTGCTATAAATAAAGATACTGAAGTGCTATAAACATTATGCCATTACCAAAAATTGCAACACCAACATATGAGTTGGTTCTTCCTTCTTCTGATCGAAAAATAAAATATCGACCATTTTTAGTTAAAGAAGAGAAAATTCTGATTATTGCGATGGAATCTGAAGATCAGAAGCAGATAACTAACGCTATCAAATCTGTAATTAATAATTGTATAATAACAAGAGGTATCAAAGTTGATAAATTATCTACTTTTGATATTGAATATCTTTTTTTAAATATAAGAGGAAAATCTGTTGGTGAAAATGTGGAAGTTCTTATTACATGTCCTGATGATGAAAAAACACAAGTTCCTGTAATGATTCCACTTGATGAAATAAAAATTCAAAAACATCCTGATCATAATAAAGATATTAAATTAGACGATAATTTGATATTGAGAATGAAATATCCCTCTTTATCAGAATTTATAAAAAGTAATTTTGATTTGACTGGTGGTATTGGAGTTCAGGAGTCATTTGATCTAATTATTTCATGTATTGATCAAATATACAATGAAGAAGAATCTTGGACATCTGCGGATTGTACAAAAAAGGAGATGATTGATTTTTTAGATCAATTAAATTCAAAACAATTTAAAGAAATTGAAAATTTCTTTGATACCATGCCTAAATTGTCTCATACTGTTAAAGTGACCAATCCAGAAACAAAGGTAAAAAGTGATATTGTCTTAGAAGGGTTATCGTCTTTTTTCGAGTAGGTATGGCTCATGCAAGTTTAGAGTCATACTATAAGATCAACTTTGCCTTGATGCAGCACCATAAATATTCATTAACTGAGATTGAAAACATGATACCATGGGAAAAGGATGTATATATTGCTCTTTTAGAACAATATATTGAAGAGGAAAATTTAAAACAAAAACAACAAAGTAATGGATAATTCTCCAGCATTTGAAAATTTTAATAATAAGATGTCTTCAATGCGAGGTGGTGGTGTTGGTGGTAGCCCTATTTTAAAGAGAAGAAAAATAAATGCAAATAAAGTTTTTAATAGAGAGGGATCAGATCCTCTTGCCAAGCAAATACAAAAAAACTCAAGAGAAATAGTATTATTAAAAAATGTTGTTATATTAAACACTAATCGAGTTTCTCAGATATTAGTAAATGACGCTGAGAGAGAAAAGTCAATACAGAGGGAAGCACAAAGAAAACAGATATTAAAAGATGAGAAAGATAAATCTAAGAAAAAAGAAGGACTTTTAGAAGGTGTTGGTAAATCAATAAGTAAAACTCTGCTTAAACCTGTAGAGGCAGTTGGTAAAACTGTTAAGGGTGTATTAGGTAGATTAGCTGATGCTTTTATGGCACTTTTTGGTGGATTTATTGTAAATAAGGGAATTAAAATGATTCAGGCACAAATGTCTGGTGATACTGAAACCTTCAAAAAGATGAGAAATACGATAATTAAGTCAGTCGCAGTGGTTGGTGGTATATTTCTCGCTTTAAATGGTGGTTTATTGGCATTACCTGGCATTATATCTGGTGTAGTAAGTGCTGTTATTTCCATTGGTGGTGCGATACTGGGATTTCTGGCAAGTCCAGCAGGATTGATCGCACTTGGACTGGCAGCGGGTATTGGTACTCTGTTTGCCATGAAAAAGGGTGTTGATGCTGCATCAACTAAAGCTGCTGGTGGGGAAAATTTTAAACAAAAATTTGATGATCTTAAAGGTCCTTTAGTAGAAGCTGGTATTACAGTAAAAGGTACAGGTAAAGATGAAAAGTTTTATATTGGGAAGTCAAATAGGAGAGGAAGAGGACAAAAGACTGTAGAACAGGCAGGAACACCTGAACAAAAAGAAATTGTTGCAAATTATATTATAGAGAGAGATAGAGTAATAGGTGTAAGAGATAATATGAGAGCTGATATGGAATCTGCAGAAAAGAAATTAAGAGATGAGTCAGGTGGTGGTAGATCTGGATCTAAAGCATTACAAGATTCAGGTGTGATTGGTGATGCAAAGGCAGAAATCAGAGAGAAGTATGAATCACAAATTGATGGTGTGAAGAAATCTCCTAAAATAAATTCTAATCCTAATAAAAAAGTGAGTGTTTCTACACTTAATGAAGCACCTCCAAATATTGTGGATGCAACTACAAATATGGGTGGTGGTTCAGTCGGAACTTCTGGTAGTGGAAATCTAGCATCTTCAGTTCCAAACATATCTGCATCAAATTCTGATAATAATTTTACATTATATTCAAAAACTCAATATAACGTTTTAGCATAACATGGCAGCATCAGCAGTTTTAAAAATAGGAGCAAAAATAGCATCTAAGTCTGCAGGTGCAATGAAGGGTGTCGCTAAAAGTAGTAAGAGATTAACAAAGTCTGTACAGAAAAATATTAAAATTAAGAAAAGACTGAGAGCAACCTCTGAAAGATTTCAAAAATATAGAGAAGAGAAGAAAAAAAGACAGGGAAAGGAATCTCTTTTAGAACAAGAAAAATCTCAAAAAAAGGGAGAGGAGCAAAAAACAAAAGGAACTTCTGGAAAAGGACCATTAGAGAGATTAATGTCACTCATTCAAATACTTTTGGTTGGATTTGTACTTAATAAATTACCTCAGATTATTGATTTTATTAAAAAAGTAATCAAAGTAATTCGTGATATTGTAGATAAATTTAAAGCATTCTTTGATGGTGTGATTGGATTTTTTAAATCTATTGGTAAGGTAATTGGAAAAGCTTTTGATGTGATATCAAACTTAAATTTTAATGATATTGGAGATAAAATTAAGGGAGTATTTGGAAAACTAAAAGATGCATTTAATGGTATAAAGGATAAACTTTTAGATGGTGTGAAAAGTTTTCTTGGATTGAAGAAGAAAAAATTAAAAAAAGAAATCAATCGAGAATTGACAGATAAAGATTTAAAGGATAAAGAACTTAAATCAAGTGTCAGTGATGTTCAAAAAACTATGGCATCAAAATCTGGAGAATTTAATGATACATTAAAAACAATTGAAAAGGCAGGGACAGGTGTTGATATTGTAGGACCTGAAAATGCTAATCTAACCGAACAGGTGCAATCAACCACAAATAAAGAAAGTGATGGAGAAGAAACTTCTTTAAAAGTAGATGGATCCTCTAGTGGTGGTTCAGAAGGATCTGCAGATTCTAATAATGGTGATGTAAAAACTACAAATCTAAAGGTAGAAGGGACTTCTGGTGGATCTGAAAAAATTCAAAGTTCGACAAAAACTGGTGGAACATCTGGTTCTACAGTAAATAGTTCAGTGGCAAAAACTGGTGATGGGTTAAATATTAGTAAATCCAAAAAAACAGTGAGTACGACCACAATTACACCAGAAAGAAAATCTAAAAATACTGTAATGATTGTTGGAAACAAGGGTGGTCAGTCTCAATCACAAGGAGGAGTGAGATCTAAAGGTGGAACTAGGATTATAGTTCAAAAGGATAACAGCATCAAAGATCAATTCGCCTTATCTCTATTTTAACATATGTCAGCATCAGAAGCATCTAGTTTTGAAGAACTTACACTTGAGTCAAATGATCAGGAGAGAACCGCTGATTTAAGGTCTGGTGTTGTTAGTGTTGATTATTACGAGGATATTCTCTCACCAACTGTAACTGCAAAAATAAGAGTTATAAACACTGGTGATAGTATTTCACCCAAAGATCCTATTGATCCAAAGAAAACGGATGGTGCTAAACAATCAATTTATAATGGACTTCCTTTAAGAGGTGGTGAGAGATTGGTGATGAAAATAATAGATCAAGGTAAAACATTTAACAATGAGGAAAAAACTGGACTCGACTTTTCATCTGATCCTAAAAAATATTTGTTTGTATCAAGTATCACTCAAGTTCTTCAAGAGGAGCAAAGAGAAAGTTTTTTACTCAATTTAGTGTCAAGAGAGGCAATTACAAATGAGACTACCAGAGTAATGAAAAGATATAATGGAACAATCAGTGGTTCTGCAACTAAAATCTTAAAAGATGTTTTAAAGGTAGATGAATCAAGATATACTGTCGAAAATACAAGGGGATCTTATGATTTTATTGGTAATTTAAGAAAACCTTTCTCAACGTTAGTTTCATTAGCATCCAAATCAGTTCCTGATGTTTCAAAAAATGCGACAGCTGGATTTGTGTTTTTTCAAAATCAAGATGGATTTCAATTTGCATCAATTGATTCTCTCATTAAGAAAAAATCAAAAGCAACATACACATATACAGATATAAATGAAAGTTCAATAACTAAAAATAATGATTACAAAATTCTACAATATAGTGTAGATAAAAATCAAAATCTTGTAGAAAATTTAAGAATGGGAACATATTCATTTGTTAGATTGGCATTTAATCCTTTAACATTTACGTTTTCACAAACAAAATATAATTATGGGGAAAAGGAAGGTATAAAAAATCTTGGTAGAGATTTAGAACTACCTAAAATATCTGATGATGCAAGTCAAACATTAGATCAACTTCCAACAAGAACAGTATCCCAAATTATTGATGTTGGTGCAACAGTTGGTGTATCTACCAATCTAAATTACTCTCCTGAAGAATATCAAGGACAAAATATTGTTAGATATAATTTACTAATGACACAAAGTTTAAGTATGACAGTTCCTTGCAATACCAATTTAAGAGCAGGGGATGTTATAACTTGTAGATTTCCTAAAATATCAAGAGAAGATTCTACAGAATTTGATCAAGAGACTGGTGGTAAATATTTAATAAAAGAATTATGTCATCACTTTGAAGCAAAAAGATCATTTACTTCTATGACATTAGTAAGAGATACATTTGGTGGAGGTAGTTAAATGATAGATGAGGCACTATTAAAAAGTAATTTTGTAGGAAAAGATGGTTTCCGTTGGTGGGTAGGACAAGTTGCACCATCGACAGTTCAAGGTGAACAACTTGCACCAAAAGATGGAGTAAAGTCATGGGGTAATAGATTAAAAGTCCGTATCATGGGGTATCATCCTTTTTCGAAATCAGACTTAGCAGATGAAGATTTACCTTGGGCAAATGTTATGCTTCCTTCTACGTCAGGCACAGGTGGATCGAACTTTGCATCAACTGTCGTATTAAGACCAGGTGATGTCGTAATTGGATTTTTTCTTGATGGTGAAACTGCACAACAACCTGTTATATTAGGTTCTTTTGCAAGAACAGATGATGTTCCACAAGGTTTACCTTCTGAATCTATTGGATTTATACCATTCACAGGATATACTGATAAAATACCACCACCAAATGGAACATTAGATGCAGGTGAAGCAAATGGTGCTAGTGTGAATGATCAAAAAAGTGTACGAACACTTAGTCAAAAACAAATTAATGAATTAAATAAAAATAAAAAAGAAGGAGATCCTAAAGAGATTGCAGCATCATCCACTTTTGGAAAAGCAGAAATACCTGCTGATGCTTGTGCTGATAATTTTATAGGAAAAGTGTCTGCGAGTTTGGATAATTTATTATCAGTTGCAACTGAAAGCACAGACTTTTTATCAGATGTTGCGAACGTAACTAAAAAAATACAAAATTTATCAAATAGTGCAGTATCAACAATGATGGAATCTTTGTATTCAGGTATGATTCCTGAACTTCAGGGAGGATTGGATTCATTGTATAATAAAGTATATGGAACTGTACTTGCAACCACCCAAAATAGTGGTCTTGCAAAAATTGCAGGTATTGAAGCACAAAAAGCACAAGTATCAAAAGTAGCATCTCTTCAAAGTGATCTTAATTGTTTAAGTGGTAAAGTTGTTAATGGATTAGGGCAAACAATTCGAGATATGATTACATCAGCTGTTTTTGAAGTTGTAGATACTGGAACATGTATTACTGAACAATTAGCTGGTTCACTATTAAATGGAATTACAAATGATATATCATCGGCTCTTGATGCACCACTTGAGGGATTGAGTGATATTGTTCCAAAAAGTTTTAAAGTTCAAGATTTTCTTCGAAGTAGTTCTGATGTGTTTAAATCAGTTGGTGGAGTTTTAGATTGTAATCAAAGTGATGGTAAATGTGTGGGTCAAGTTAAAAAATTTACTCTTGGATATGGTGCTGCTAGAACATTTGATTTACAGGATGCTTATGATAATGTTTTAAAAAATATGAATATCGCAGATACACTTGGTGCTGATAGTGGTCCTTTAACAAAACCAGATTGTGCTTCTAAAACTTTTTGTGGTCCTCCAACTGTTAGTTTCTTTGGTGGAGATGGTATCGGTGGATTGGGTCGAGTAATATTGGGTGGTATTGTAGATAATACAGAGGGGTTATCTGATGTTACTGCAGATGTAAGTCGAACTGCAAGTATCATTGGAGTAGAGATTACAGATCCAGGATCAACATATTTCTCAACTCCTCCCGTTGTAAGTTTTGAAGATCCATGTGGACAAGGATATGGTGCAGTCGGTAGAGCTGTTATTGATTACGATTCAAATTCAAATACTTATGGACAAATTATTGCTGTTGATGTGATTTCTGACGGTGAAAATTATCCGAGTGCGAATACTGATGATGTCATAAATTCTGATGAAACTCCTGTGGGTGTTATTGGCACTAGAGTAGTAGATGGTGGACAAGGATATGTTGATGCGTTTGCAGATGGATATAATTTAACTATTGATAATGGTGTAATCATATCTGCGAGTCCAATAAATAACGTTAAGGTTACTGAAATACCTAAAATTATTGTATCTTCATCCACAGGTGTCGGAGCACTTATTAAACCAATTATAGGTAGATTACCACTCACCCCACAAGGTGAAGTGATACAGGTGATTGATTGTGTAGGACCTGAAACAAATAATTTGGTTGGATATGTAAATGGTAAACCATATTACGGACCCTATCACATACATCCAACAAAGGGTGTGAAGATGGTAGGTATAGCACACACTTCTTCTTCACATGAAATAATTTATGATACACCTGAACAAAGTTTCACACCATCTGTAATAGGTGTTGCATCTACTACTACACAAGTAGATACCACAGATCAACCAACAATAACTCCAACATCAACCATGACAAATACACAAACTCCACCACCAAGTAGTCCACCACCAAGTTCTCCCCCGTCAGGTGGTGGTGGATATGGAGGAGGTTACTAATGGCTGAAAAACCAAATCAAAATTGGGAAGCAAGGACGATTGATAGTAAAGGTCCTAAGTTTCGAATTGATGTGAATAATCCACAGATGGGAGCTGATGGTCCAAATACATATTTGCAGTATGCAGTTACCGACAATAAAGACAAACAATTTTCTGCTTTAAGTGAATCTGGAGTTTATCGACTTCATAATGAAAGAACAATTGAAGTGGTCGCAGGATCTAAAAATAGTGGAAGTGATACATCAGTTAAAATTAGTTCAGTTGAGGGAGATATTACAATAACTGTAATGGGTAATGGTCAGGTAAAAATTGCTGGAGGAAGTGTGATTGTTCAGGCGGATGAAGATATTGATTTAAAGGCTGGTCGAAATATAACTTTAAATGCTGCATCAACAGTGACTTTGAAAGGAACAAAAGTTCAAGCAAAAGGTCTTATTGGCAATTTGATTGAGAAAACTGCTGGTGGTTTTTTACAGAGAGTATTTAAAGGTAGTTATGTTGGTGAGGATTATCTTAAAAATCCTCCTGCAGGTGATAAATTTATATCAAAACCAGTTGTTTCTGGAACTGGAGATGTACCAGATTTAGGTAGATAACATAAATTATGAGTATTAGCACCGTTGGAGATTCATCAGATACACCAATTATCAATTACACTCCAAATACAATTGATGAGTATGTGGTTGTTGTAAATTTACCAGAAGATTGGGAGATAGTTCATAATTATATTATTAATGAAAATGAAATTGATGGAATACCCAATCGAAAGGTAAACTGTTCAAACATTCAAGAATTTTCATTAAGAACTGCCATATATGAGATGAGTGTTGCAGAGTCAGAAATTCTCAAAACACATGATAGAGTTGAAAGTGTAGAATTAAATCCTGATAAGTATCCACAACCAGAATCTCCACATACTGCAAGATTTGGAAATGTTGTTGCTTTCCCAAAACCATTATTACCAGGTGGTATAGCAAATTTTACTCCTGGATATACAAATAATGTTCGTTCAAATTGGTCGATGTTATTTGTAAGTGATCCAGATAGTAAACCATATCAAGGAGTTGGTATTACTACAACAAATACCGTAGATCGTGATATAAATTACACTGTCACTGGAAATAATGTAGATGCTGTAATAATTGACAGTGGTGTAGGAGTTCTTCACCCAGAATTTATTAGTGGTAATACGTATAGAGTGTTTGATGTGATTCTTGATGGTCCTTACAAAGCAGATCCAGCAGCTTTTAGTGGATATACAACAACAGTAACTATAGATGGTGTCAATATTGGAACTCGTGCTCAAGAGGCAAGAGCAAGAGAATGGTGGTCAAATACATCTATAAGATCAGCTGCGTTTCAAAGTCTTGGAACAGTAACAATTAATTCGAATTACACAAGAATACATGCACATAGTAAAAATGGATCAAATGCAATGATAGGCTCACATGGCACATCTTGTGCAGCGCAAATTGGTGGTAAGAATTTTGGACTTGCATTTCAATGTAATCTCTGGAATGTTAGAATTTCATTTAATACTGACCCTGCATTCTTAAGTTCGGCCACTGCATTAAATGCTTGTGCAATATTTCACAATGCAAAAAAAGCAGCATCAAACGATCCTGATCCAACCATAATCAATAATAGTTATGGTGGAACTGCTTCAACTGAAAATACAAATGGTACAACTTATTATCATTCTTTTAGGGGAAGTAATACAACGTATACGGGTAATGGTAGTGACATAAATCCACCATCAAATTCAGGTGCTTGTCGTAATCACAAATATCTTTCTGCTAATAAAAACGATGGTAATGGATCAGGTATCTATTCTTTTGCTGGAACTGGTTTGTATCCGACTCGAAATTCTTCTACTAGTAGTGCTGCAGAAAATGCGATCACTGCAGGATGTATAATGGTTGCCTCAGCTGGTAATGATAATCAAAAATTATCAGATAAAAATGATGTTGATTTTAATAACAAATATTATGATACTGATAGCACATATTCGTCTGGTGATTTTATCAATCGTGTTGGAGGAGTTCAACAAGGATTTTCAGGTGATCATGATATAGGTAAGGGGACAATTCGAGTGGGTGCAATAGATTGTGCTGTTGAACCAGCAGATGAAAAGCAAGGTGCCACAAAATATTCCATAAGAAAAACAGCTTATTCTGCAAATGGTCCGATGGTTGATATATTTGCACCTGCAGACCAATCATTGACTGCAGGATATGCTAATAATGAAAATTATCAAAGACAAGACAATTCAAATTTTTACGACAGGTTTTTTGGTGGTACAAGTTCTGCCAGTCCTAATCTTTGCTCTGTAATTGCGATTTATTTACAAAACAACAGAACAGCAACACAAAGTTCAATTAGAACATGGTTGACAGGCACAGCATGTAAAAATAATTTAATGTCTGATCCATACAGTGGAATAAACGACACAGGATATTGGTCTTTAGGATACAATGCATCAACCGATGAAGCATCAATTCCAAATACATCTTATAATTTTCGTGGCAATGGTAATTTGAGAGGGGCATCAAATCGTGTTCTGTTTAATCCTCTCACAGGAGATGGAGAGGCAGAAGAAGGGGAAGGTGAATCTCCTACCGTTGACGGAGAATATTCTGTGAGATTTTTAGGTAATGGAATATCTTTTGGTGGTCAACTTGTTATTACTTAATAACAACATAAATAACTAAAAATATCAATGGCAGATAAAAGTTTTAGTGTAAATAAACTGAATATTATTAGTAGTACAAACTTAACTGACGTTGAAGAAAGTATTGATAATTTGTGTATGGGAGATTAAAATATGTCAAATATATCTGTAACTGGTAATGAAGCACAATTTAATGAAAATGTAACTTTTCTGAAAGATGTTGATATTAAGGGATCTTTAACCGTTCCTGAAATTAATTCATCTAGTCTTTCAATCACTGGTATTGCTACATTTACAAATCAAGTTACTTTTAATCAAGGTTTATCATTTCCTGATTTAGAAGTTAGAGATTTTTTAAAAGTAGGTATAGGTGGAACAGTATTAAGTGTAGATTCACTTTTAAATCCTGGTAAAGTTGGTATTGGGAGCACAACACCAACAGAATTACTTGATGTATTTGGAAAGGCAAAAATAAAAGATTTAGAGTTAGAAACTCTTTTAGTCACGGGTATATCAACATTAACTGGTATCACAACTCAAAAAAGCACTTTATTTACAAAGCAACTAAGTTCTGCTGGAATTTCCACCTTTTTCAATACCGTAAATGTTAAAACCGCTGGAGGTAGTGAAATTGAAGATGCCAGTGGAACTCTTGATATAAGATCAAATGTAATTACTTTAACAAATCAATCTGATAACCAAAATTACGCAGTATTTACAAATAATGCAGGTGTAGAATTACTGCATGCAAATTATAAAAAATTTGAAACAAGTAGTGATGGTGTTATATCTTCAGGTGATTTAATTGTAAATGATGTTGGTATTCGGACATCAGGAGTTGGACTTGGAACTGATGTTATTAAACCTATACCATTAACAGGAGAGTATAGTAACAGTACTCAAGGAGCTCTAAGACTCGTTATTGATGGTAGTGTTTCAATTTCAAGAAACATTTATGATAGTGAGGGATCACCTGGAGCAGCTAACTTCTTTTTAAAGAGGACTGGAACTGGTATTCGATGGACACAAATTGCACCAGGACAGGGAGATGGAATTGAATTAGAGAATGAGGGTCAGTCAGTTCCTGCTGCTGGAGTTGCTCAAACTTTTACATCGGTTAATTTTGCACAAGAAAATAGTTTCGGTATTGGAGTTGATAATATAACTGCAACTGCTGCTGATACTTCTACTCCAGCAGGTTCTGGTTTAGCTACTGTATTTACTTCTGATTTTTGGGGAGTTGAGGAAGGTCATGCTGGAATTGACACTGGCATTTACAGAATGACTAATGTTGGTATTGGAAGTTCTGCTCCAAGTGTTAAATTAGATGTAATTGGAAATACAAAGTTAGAAGGAACTTTAAGTGTATCAGGTAATATAGATGCCAATGGTAATCTAGATGTAGATGGTCAAACTGATTTAGATGCTCTTAATGTATCTGATACAGCAACATTTACAGGTAATATAGATGCAAATGGAGATTTAGATGTTGACGGTGTAACAAACCTTGATGATGTTGATATAGATGGTGCTGTTGATATGGCAACCACCCTAACAGTGGGAGGTAATGTTGATTTTAATGGAGATTTAGACGTAGATGGAACTACAAACCTTGATATTGTTGATATAGATGGTGCTGTTGATATGGCAACCACCCTTACATTGGGAGGTAACGCTGATTTCAACGGAGATTTAGATGTAAGCGGAAGAACTGAGTTAGATACCACTAACATTTCAGAAACACTTAATGTAACTGGAATATCAACGTTTGTAGGTGTATCTACATTTAACAATCAGATATTTACAAATAAAATATCAAATTCAGGTATAATAACCTCAAATATGATTCACCTCACAGGTGGATCATTTACTGCTCCACATCCAAGTGGGGAAACAAAAACTGATAGTGCAATTATTGTAAATGAAAACTTTGGTCTTTATTCATTAGAAGCCACTGGTGCTGGTGATACTGCTAGATTTTTAAGATCAGTAATACAGAAAGATACTGATGTTATATCAATAGGTCAGACAAATACTGCACTTATTTCTGAGATAAACATATTACCAGGTAACTTTGGATCTGTAAGTATCGGATATAGTGGTGCAGTTAGTCTGGTAGGGGTATCTCAAGATGGAATAACTGCCAATATAGAAAAATTAAGAACTGTTGGATCTGGAATTACAGTTTTTGGAAATCTTGAATCACAAACTTTAAATATCACAGGATTATCAACATTTAATAATAATGTTAGATTAATAGATGATAAACAATTAATATTTGGAACAACAGACGGACTAGAGATATATCATAATGGTGATTCATATATCAGAGCAGAAACTGGTCATTTATACATTCAACAGACGAATTCTGACAAGGGTATTAAAATACAAGGTACAAATGGAACAGATGGTATTATAGTTGAAGGTGGTGGTTCATATAATGTTAAATTACATTCTTCAGGAAATCTTAAGTTAGAGACAAATGATAGAGGTGTTGATATAACTGGTCATACAGAAACAGATACCTTAAAAGTAAGTGGTGTTTCAACATTCACTGGCACTGCTGATTTTGATAGCACGATTAAAGACCGTAATGATGACGTTGGTACTACAGTTGCTGAGGCTCTCTCAAATAACATAACTAATGCTTTTTATAATCCGACAACTGGTATCACGACAATTACCATTGCTAATCATGGTTTTACAAATGGTGATTCGATTAAAATTCCAGATGGAACATTAACTTTCCAGTGTAATTATAATGGTGTAACTGGTAGTCAATCATATCCAAGATCAAAAGATCCAAATAGTGGTAAATGGTTAGTTATATCGAATGTTGGAATAAGCACATTTCAAGTTAATTTAGGAGATGGTGGTGTATCTGCTGGAGTTGAACATACATTTGTATCAGGTGGTGGTGTAATTCATTCATCTGGATTATATGTCAAAGATGATTATCGTTTAGCATCAGTCGGAACTGGTGTTTCATGGAGACCATCTGGAGTTCAAACTAAAAGAACAATATGGGTTTCTAAAAGTGGATCTGATAATAATAGTGGATTACTTGAAGGTGATGCAAAAGCAACTGTTGGTGCTGCAGCATCGATAGCAGTTGAGACTGATACAATCAAGATTAGACCTGGTGTTTATGAAGAGGATAATCCAATTGGGTTAAGAACAGATGTTTCAGTTACAGGAGAGGATCTTCGTTTGGTTATAATTAAACCAAAAAATAAAAACAAAGATGTTTTTCATGTAAGAAGAGGATGTCTTGTTGAGAATTTAAACTTTGGTGGATCAAATGTAGGAGTTGGTTATGATGGATCAGCATGCGTTGCGTTTCCTCCACCATCAGGTGGTGGACATGGTGCAGTTAGTGGTTACAAAGATCCTGGTCCTGCAACCGAAGGTCCAAGTGGAAGATGGAGATCACCATATGTAAGAAACTGTACAAATTTCATGACCAGTAGTATTGGAATGAAAATAAATGGAGATCATGCCACTGCATCTACCATAGGTGCAGATTTAAAATCTATGGTGTGTGATTCCTTTACACAATATAATGAAAATGGAATTGGTGTATCTTTAACAAATGATGCTTATGCACAATTGGTTTCAATATTTACTATTAACTGTGATATTGGTATTTTCGCAGGATCTGGTGCACAGTGTGATCTTACAAACTCAAACTCATCTTTTGGTAATTTTGGTTTAGTTGCAGTTGGATTAGGATCAACTCAGTTTACAGGAATTGTAAGTAATACAAACACAGCAAATGAAATTATAACTAGCACTATAGCTGATAATCAAGACACTGTTGTATGTGCAAATGTTAGAGATGATTCTGATGGTAATAATAATCTTCCTTTTACTGGAGCAGTTCGAAGACCATTTGATGGACAAGCATTATATTTTAAAATTGATTTAGATAATTATCCTGATACTCAAGGAAGTGGAAGAATCACATCTCCACTTCAACAGCTTAGATCAATAAGTTTAATTGAAGGTGCTGATGCAAGTGGATATAGTGCTTTTGATCCACCAAGTGTTCTTATAAGAGATAATGATGGTGAAGTTGAACCTAAAGGACCACAAGGAGTTATTGCTGAAGCTACAGCAACAGTAAGTCCAACTGGAAATATAACTGCAATTACTGTGGTGGCACAGGGTAGAAATTATCTTCCAACTCAAAATATAGTTGTAGATATTGAAGGAGAAACTGGAATTGCCACTGCTGTCATGGAACCCATATATTATACAGTTGAATCAGCAACTAAAACAGAAAATGTAAGTGGAATATCTACATTAACTTTTAATGAATTTATTCCTTATGAATTATTCCCAGATGATCCATTTACACTTCAAAGAATTAGTCGAGTATTGACAAGTTCTCACTCATTTGAATATGTCGGTACAGGTACAGATATAAATATAGCGACACCTCTACAAGGTGCAATTCCTATAAAGGAAAATGAAATTGTAGCAAAAGATGGAGCACAAATTCCATTTACATCAACCGATCAAAAAGGTAACTTTGATATCGGTTCAGGATTGCAAATAAATCAAACAACTTCGACAATTTCAGGAAGAGACTTTAGTAGATCATTGCAAGCAGAAGTTACACCATTAATACTAGCATTAAGATAATATGGCAATCGCACCACTAAATAAATTTTTGACAATTGCAGTTCCAGTTGCTCCAGGACAACAGGAATTGTATAAGGCTCCAGTTGGAACATCTGCGATTGTTTTGTTTGCACAGGTATCAAACGTTGGAGTGAATACTTTTCCAACTGTAACCTTCACTCATCGAAGAACAAGTGTTGCGACTAGAACAGTAGGAAACGTAAGAAATAATAGAATTATAAAAGATGGTGAAATACCTCCAAATGATTCACTTATATTAATAGATGGTAGACTTGTTCTTCAAAGAAATGCGGTTTTATCAGATTCAATTGTTATCAGTGGTGAACAAACAGGTATAACAACAATTAATGATGTTAAGTATGATAATACTACAGGTTTAACCACAGTAACGACTCAAGATCCACATAATTTTAGTGTGAATGATGAAATCACAATGGCAGGAATTGCTTTTACTTGCCCATCAACGGCAGGTATAACAAGTTCAATATTTCCTGCACCGCAGGTTGCATTTGTGGTTAATAAAGTTGGTGCTGGATCTACAAATTTTGAAACAAATACAGGTATTGTAAAAACTTTACCTCATACTTTTAGAGCATCCTTTCATAATTTTATTCGTGCAGAAAAAGATGCAATTACAGTTACATCTGGTGCTCAAAATGGAAATAAAATACAAGTTATAAAGGGAACAACTTATGATTCTTTAACAGGAATTCTTTCGGTAACTGCAGCTGCACCACACAATCTTGTGACTGGAAATACAATTCAATTTACAAATGAGTCACTTGTTTTTAAATGTTCACAAGATAATTATTTTAAAGAAAAAAAATATCCTCGAAGCACTGATCCAGCAGCAAATGGTAACAATATAGGTGTAACAACTTTTGTTGGAATTGCGAATACCTTTACAGTTGATGTTGGAGTCACGACAACAGGTGGATTAGTCGGACCACTTCAGATGGAATTCATCTGCAGTATTCTAGAGAACAGTACATCATAATATGCCAAAGTATTTAAGTGGAAGGGTCAAAAGAACTCCACAAGGTTCATTAACAACTGATAGGTATCAATACCTTGGATTAGATCAGGCAGAACCTAATTTAGGTGATCCTCCAGAACTAGATGCAATTCCTGGTGGTCAGCAATATCAAATTGTTTCATTAATTAGTAATCCAGGTGAAAGGTTTTGGGTTCCAATTGGAGGAGGAATACAACCAGGATCTATAACTGTCAGAGATGGAGGATTAGTTGTTCCGAGAACAGATGCAAATCCAAATTTAGGTGTCAGTAGTATCACGGATATAAATTTTGTTGGAACTGCTGTCACTGTTGTAGGTTCTATAAATCCTGATGGGGGCGCAGGTATTGCAGTTACAGTTACAGTTGCACCACCAGGTGACAATTTTCAAATTTTATTTAATAATATTGATGATCAATTTGGAGCTTCTCCAAATTTTGTATTTGATAATACAATAGGTATAGGTTCAGTTGGTATCGGAACTTCATTACCTACACAGAATTTGCATGTCGTAGGAAATGTAAAATTAGATAAAACAATATATGGAGAGGATAATCAACCAGGTACTACTGGTGATCTTTTAGTAAAAACTGCAACAGGTGGAGTTAAGTGGACTGATTCAGGATCTGTAACATCTGGTGCAGGTGGAACGATAACACAAATTCAGTTTCATGATGATACAGGTTTAGTTGGTGGTGCAAGCAATTTTGTTTTTGATTCAACTAATAGTCGAATTGGTATAGGTTCAACTCAACCCGATAGATTATTAGATGTTCTTGGTGACTCACGATTTACTGGTGTTACAACTTTCTCTGGTGATGTTAAGATAGATGATAGTCTAGATGTAGACGGACATACTGAATTAGATAATTTAAATGTTGCTGGTGTCTCAACATTCAATGATGATGTAATATTTGCTGGTAATAACCATAATATTAAATTTGATAAATCAATTGATGACTTAATATTTGATGATAATGCAAAATTAACATTCGGTATTGGGAACACTACTGTCAATTTGTTTTATAAACCAGATACCAGAGATTTTAGACATGAATTTAATGGTGGTGCTAATTATGTTTTATTAACTAATACTTTTGATCTCAAAAGTGCAGATGCAAGTAAAGCAGCAATCACAGCATATGCTCCAGGTGGTGTTCCTGAAGTAAGATTATTTAATGATGGAAATGAAAAATTAAGAACCACTGGTTATGGAGTTACAGTTTTTGGACAATTAGAAACAACTGACATTTTTGCATCTGGTGATGTTGGTATCGGAACTACAAATCCAACAGCATCGAATATTGAATCTGCTCTTGAAAACAATACAAAGGTTCTTGCCGTTGGTATACTCACTGCAAATCAAATATTTGGAAAGGTCACTTCCATTCAGGAGACAATAGATCTTGATATATTAAATGTTTCTGGAATTACATCAACAAAAAATTTACTTGTTACTGGAATAGCCACTTTTGAACAAAATGTATCATTTCAAAAAAATGTATCAATTGGTGGTACATTAACATACGAAGATGTAACTAATATTGATTCTGTAGGATTAATAACTGCAAGAAGTGGCATTCATGTTACTGGAGGCAGTGTTGGTATTGGAACCACTAATCCAACACATAAATTAGATGTCAAAGGAGATATTAATTTTAATAATAATATGTTGATCTCTAACGCTGAGGTTGGAAACTCAGGTAACATAGATCATATTTGGCATAGTGATGCTGGAAATTATGGAACGGGTGGAACATGGAACTTTGTTTCTGATGGAACAGCAAAACGAGAAGGAAACTCTGCAATTCAGATAGGTTTTTTAAAGTCTTCTGGTGGTGGTAATTTTTTAGAATCAGTTGGTATTGGAACCACTAATCCAGGTAGTCTTTTAACTCTTGACCATGCTACCAATCCAGCAATTCAATTTAGAGATAGTGGTACAAAAGTTGCATCAATAAATGCAGAAGGAACACAAACAAATATAGCATCTTTTGAAAGTAAGGATTTAGTATTTGCTGCTTCAACAAGTTCAGCATTCAAAGAAAGACTTCGCATCACATCAGCAGGACTAGTTGGTATCGGAACTGATGATCCATCAAATTATGGTGGTGCAGTAAAATTAGCATTGCATAGCACTGGGAATACTGGATTAACTATTGCTGCAGGAACTAGTAGTGATAGTAATATACTCTTTGCCGATGGGATAACGGGCGATGCCACTTATAGAGGAAATATTAAATATGCACATGATGATGATTCAATGCGGTTCCACACCGCAGCAGAAGAAAGACTTCGCATCACATCAGATGGTTTTGTAGGTATCGGAACTACTAATAATATTGAAGCACCTTTACATGTCACAGGTGCAAATAGTAGGGGTATAGTTGCACTGTTTGGTGCAAAAGATTTTGTTGATAATGTTAATTATAACTATGATGATGCGACCATTGGTTTGCAGGGTGAAAATCCTTCAGGAACATATCAAGGATCAGGAGTTCAATATATTACTCGTAATATAGGATTAACTAATTGGCATCACGGTTATACAACATTTGACAGAGTAGGAGATTTTCATATTGGACTTGGTGGATTTGGAACTACAAAGGCAACGGATAAAATTACGATTTTATCAACAGGTGATGTTGGTATCGGAACTACAAATCCTGAAAGAAATTTACATGTAAAATCAACAACACCTTATATAAGAGTTGAATCAGGTGCTGCAAACCAACCTGCAACTCTAGAGTTATATCATACAAGAGGTAATGGAAGTGATAAGTGGCCTGTTAGTGTAGCAACAGATGATGCTGCATTAACATTTAATGTTGCAACTGCAGCAAATGGATCTCCTGCAGAAAAAGTTCGCATCGCATCAGATGGACTTGTAACTATCACTGGTAACTTAACAGTTAATGGTAATCTAACATACGATAATGTAACAAATATTGATGCAGTTGGTGTTATAACTGCACAAAATGGAATTAGTGTTCTTGGTGTAGGTATAACTGTAACAGGAATATCAACTTTTTATAATGATGTTGATTTTAATTCGGGTATAGGAATTGGTAAATCAATTTTTCACATAGGTGATGAAGGCACTCGGATGCAGTTTCCTACCACCAATTCAAATGGTGGATCTGGTCAGGAGATTGTGTTTGAAGCTAATAATACCGAGAGACTTCTTATTAACTCAAATGGAGTAAACCTTAGAGGAAGTACATTATCTGGAAATAATACTTCTGTAAATTATTTTGCAATTCAAAGCACAGATGGTAATTCTAATAGATCTCAAATTGATATAGGTATAATTTCAGGTAATGATGGAGGAGGAATTCATTTCTACACGACTGGTGATGGTAATGTCGATACGGAAAAAGCCAAACGTATGGTCATCAAGGGAAAAACTGGTAATATAGGTATCGGAACTGAAGATCCAGATAACACTTTTACTGTAAAAGGTAATGGATCAGGTGTTGGAATTGCGACTGGAAATTTTGTGGGATCGTTTACTAATACAGGAACGGGTTCGACTCATCATGGTTTGACTGTATCAACTGCAAGCAGTACCTCAACTTTATTTTCTGCAACAGCTGATGGTGGAGAAAAATTTCGTATCGACTCTAATGGTACAGTTGCGATAGGAACTGGTGGAAAATTAACAATTAAACCAAATCCACTTCCTACTTTTGGTGTATCAGAAGCAATTAGAATAGATCAAAATAATGCTACAGACGATAGAGCGTTGCAAGTTTTTGAATTTGAAAATTCATTAGCTAGGCATCATGCACTTACTCATAATCTCAAAGTTTACAGATACTCTGCATCAGCATATGGATACACACAGGGTAAGTATAGTGGATCTCAAATGCATGAATATGCTGGAGGAACATATAAAATATTTACTAATCCACAAGCTTCTGTTGGAAATACACAAGATATTGTTCCAACAGAAAGATTTAGATTAACATCATCTGGTGACGTTGGTATTGGAACTAATAATCCTACTGGCAGCAGCGCTGTTGTGAGTAATAGTGCAACATTAGCAGTTGGTATTTTAACAGCAAAACAAATTTTTGGAAATATAAACGATGATCAAGGGGATTTAACTTTTGAAAATTTAAAGGTAACAGGTGTTAGTACATTTGTTGGTGTTTCAACCTTTGGTGATGTTGGAATAGGTGGATCACTTCCTAACGATTTTCTTACAAATAAATTTGTTGTTGGTGATGGTGGTGGTAGTCGTGGAATGACCATCTATAGTGATGGAACTTTAGGACAAATATATTTTGCAGATGGAAATTCAGGAGACAATAGAAAGAGAGGAGGAATAGTTTATGATCATTCTGAAAATGAGTTAAAATTTTCTGTAAATGCAGTTGAAAAATTAGTTATTGATTCAGATGGTAAAGTTGGTATTGGAACTGATGATCCAGATGAATTATTACATTTAGAAAGTACCGCTTCAACTGTAAAGGCAAAAATTGAATCCACTGCAACCAACTCATACCCAACCTTAAGATTGAAAAATGATGCTCGTGAGTATGATTTACAAGTCGATGGAGCAACAGATGCCTTCCGTGTTTATGATGTAACAGCAACAGCAGAAAGACTTCGCATCACATCAGATGGTGATGTAACAACAACTGGTGCTGCTTTCAATAGAGCAAATGCAGGATTTACAGCAAGAAAGGATGATTCTGTTAATATAACAAGAGCAAGTGGAACACCTCTTGAAATAAATCGAACTGGTAATGATGGAAATCTAATCAACTTCTTTCAAGATGGTACGGAAGAAGCAAATATATCAATTAGTGGAGATGATTTAATATTTGGAAATACAACTGAAAAATTCCGTATCAATTCTGGTGGTGCAAAAGTCACTGGTAACCTTGAAGTAACTGGTGTTTTAACATACGAAGATGTAACAAATATCGATGCGGTTGGAGTTATCACAGCTCAAAGTGGTATCAATGTAACTGGTGGTGGTATTGATGTAATCAATTCTACAGGTATAAGAGTATCAGGGGTTTCGACATTTAATGATAATGTTAATTTCCAAGATAGAGTTCTTGTTGGAGTGAATACAGAAGTTAAGATGATTGGTGTCGTAGGTTATTCTACTAAACTAATTCAAGTTGTTGGTGCAGGTGATTCTACAGGAGTTGATGTTATCAGATTTTCTAATGATGATGCACCACCTGAATTAAATTTTGGTAAGTCAAGAGGTTCAATTGTAGGGAATGGTGGTATTCCTGCAAATTCTACAGTTAAAAAGGGTGACACTCTTGGACGAATCAATTTTCAGGGAGCTGATTCCTCAACAAATACACCAGATTTGGCAAACGTTGGAGCAAGAATTGATGCTAGAGTAACTGACACAGTAACTGCTTCTGCTGAATATGACATGCCAACATCATTATTTTTCATAACAAGTGCTGGTGATGGTGCTACATTAACAGAGAAAATGGTGGTACATCATGATGGAAAAGTTGGAATCGGAACCACAATACCAGCATATAATTTAGATTTGGGTGAATCATCATCAACAATTCGACTTGTAAGTGAAGATGGTGGAACAGCAATACGTATTGGTCCTGGTGGTGGTAGTAATGATGTTACTTTATTAAGAGTTGATGGTGAAACTGATAATCATGATGGGGAATCTAATAATTCTCAATTTGGATTCTCATTGAAATATATGGGATCACGAAGTGGAAATGATAATAGTTTTTCACTTTTTGCAGATAATCAACAGGGAACTCAGTTTGAGGCAATCACAGTTCTTCAGGATGGAAAAGTTGGAATCAAAGATTCAACACCTTCATATGAATTAGAGGTAAACGGAACTGTTGCAGCAACCAACTTTGATTCATTATCAGATCGTAGACATAAAACAAATATTCAAGTCATTGAGAATCCAATTGAAAAGATTAAAAAAATTGATGGTGTGTCATTTGATTGGAAAAAAACAAATGAACCATCACTTGGTGTAATTGCAGATAATGTTCTGGAAGTACTACCAGAGATTGTGAGTGGTGAAGACACTAAATCAGTCAATTATAATGGATTGATTGGAGTATTGATTGAGGTCGTAAAAGACCAACAGAAACAAATTGACGAATTGAGAGGTCTCATTGATAAATAAAAGAAATTACCCAGTGGAAACACGAAGACGGTAGATGGCAATTAAAATATCAGGCTCAACTATCATAGATGATAGTAGAGTCATAGTAAATGCAGATAAAATAGGTATCGGTCAAACCACCCCAAGGTATGATCTTGAAATTTTTAGTACAGGAGATCCCACTGGAATCGCAGTTAGTGCAACTTCTACTCAGGAAACAGATACAAATAAAGCAATATCAATTTTTAATAATAGTAGTACATTAGCTTTTTCAGCAAGTTATAGGGGAAGAGTTGATGCACAAGAATATCATGGTGTGTTTAAAGGAACGATTGATACTGGTGTTTCAATTAGTAAAGCAGATACTATTGACATAACTGATGATACATCAGGTTCAGGAACTCATTATATTCATTTTGGTAGTGCAACTGATGGTTATGATGGTGTTGAGGTTGATAGCACAGGTTTAGTTTATAAGGATGGTAAAGTTGGTATAAATTCCACTGCACCAACAGCAAAATTAGATGTTACGGATGGTACAACAAGAATCTCTTTTAATAGAACAAATAATAATCCTCACATTGATTTTAAAGGAAATAATGCTGCAGATATATGTCAAATAAAAGCAGCAGAATCTTCTGGTGGTGGAGTTTTGCAACTCTTTACCAAAAATACTAGCGGTAATTCTAAACAAAGATTTACCATAGACGCAGATGGTCGAGTTTTAATTGGAAACATAACTAACAGAACAACAAGAACTGGAACTTCTGGTTATAGTGGATCTCTTCAAATAGAATCAGATTCTGAAGCTGCTTTTGTAATGACAAGATTTGGAGATGCTCATCCTTCACGATTGAATCTTCAACACGCAAGAGGAACGATTGCTTCCATTGCAGCTGCTCAAGATGATGATGATATAGGACAAATATCTTTTAGTGCTTGGGATGGTGATACATTTACCAATGCAGCAGAAATAAGAGCAGAAGTTGATGGAGTACCAGGCGATGATGATATGCCTGGTCGTTTGATATTTTCAACAACTCCTGATGATGCAAATGGAGTACAAGAAAGACTTCGCATCGAATCAGGAGGAACTTTATTCTCTAAATCTCCATCTGATGCAACTCCAAACTTTAAATTTATATCAGATGATACAAACTGGCATGGTTACTTAAATCAGACTGTTCACGGTGCTACTATTTCAACTATACTATCTTGTGGTGGTACTTGGACTGTTGATGGAACAACTTACAATGCCACAAAAGATTATAATGGTTCATTCGGTACTGCTGCTTTAATAGTTCATAATCAATATAATAGCACTGTCACTGGTGGTGAACTTGTTTTTGTAACTAAAGCAAATGGTTCTTCAACTACTGATGGTGCAGTATCTGAAAGATTTCGCATCACATCGGGTGGTGACGTTGGTATCGGAACTAATAATCCAACTGGAGCAAACGCACTCACAAATAACACTGCAACACTAGCCGTTGGTATTGTAACTGCTAATACAATTTATGCAAATATAGAAGGAACAATTACTCCAACTGGTAGTCTAACCATACAAGATAATTTAACCGTAAATGGAAATACAACTTTAGGTGATGCTTCTGGTGATACTTTGACCGTTAATGCAACTTCCACATTTAATGGTAAAGTTGGTATCGGAACTGATAATCCTACTACAGGAAAATTAGAAATAGCAGATGCTGCACAGACAAATTTACTTGTTCTTAAAAGAACCTCTGGTAACTCTGGAGAACTTAGTGTGCAACTTGGTGGTTCAGATCCTGGTGTATTGCTCACTACATCAGGAATAAGTGATGATTTCGTATTTAGACCTGGTGGTACAGAAAAACTTCGCATCAACTCAACAGGAGATTTAATTCTTTCAGGTGGAAAAATATATGGAGAAGATAATGCATCGAATTCATTACATCTTCAAAGTACAAGTGGTAATAATAATCATTCAAGAATTGAAATAGGTACAAATGAAGGAAGTGATAATGGTGGTATTCATTTCTATACTGCTGGAGCATCTGTAGCAACAAGAAGAATAACTATCAAAGGAACAAGTGGTAATGTCGGTATCGGAACTGATAATCCAACAACGAATCTCCAAGTCAATGATGCTTCTAATGAATCTACAATCTCATTGTACAATGCTGGAACGAAAAAGATGGCACTTCAGGCATCGAATAGTTTTGGAAGCATATTATATTCATATGATGATGAACCACTTATTTTTAGTGTTCATTCTGCATCATCTTTTTCTGAAAAACTTCGCATTTCTTCTGGCATTGGTTCTGTTAGTATTGGTAGTGCTGCAGAGGGTCAAAGACAATTAGATGTTGTTGGTAATAGTATATTAGTTCGACCAGTCACTAACACAGGAGAACATTCTTCTGGAAATGCAAATGCAGTCAATAATTCTATTATTGTTCGAATGCCTTTTGGTGAAAATGCTGCATCAACAACTAATGCTGGTGCTAGATTTGGTATTCAATTTACTGGTGCAAATGATCCAAATAACGCAACCTTTGGACTCATAGATGATCCTCAAAAATCTGCAGCAATATATGGAGTTTCTGAGGATAATCTTGGGTATAGTAGAAAAGTTGGTCTAGCATTCTACACTTCTGCGTTCGATGCTGTACAAACAGAAAGACTTCGCATCACATCAGATGGTGATGTTGGTATTGGAACCTTTAATCCAACTGGAGTAAATGCGGTCACTTCTGCAAATACCGCAACACTGGCGGTCGGTATTCTAACAGCAAGACAAATTTTTGGACCTGTTACTGGTTCTCTGAATACAGATGGAAACGTTGACATAGGTGGTAATCTAGATGTAGATGGTACAACAGATTTAGATATCTTAAATGTTTCAGAAACAGCAACATTCACTACCAACATAAACGCAAATGGTAACATTGTTGGTGACAATTCAACTGCGATTACAGGAATATCAAGAATATCAGGATCAGGTGCTGCTACGATGGCGGTGCAAAATGTTCAATATGTTGGTAGATCGAATGACCCATATGCAGGTTCGTTCTTACATTTGAATGACCAGAATGTACCTCCTTTTGGTAGTGGTGGTAATTTTACAACTCTTGCATCAATCTCTGGTTTAAATTTAATATATGATTCGAATAATAATGATAATAACGGATTTGTTGTTGGAGTTGGAAGCACAAACGTTTCTGATGTAAATACCTTCACAGCACATATGGTCATTGACCATACTGGTGCTGTTGGTTTTGGAACTAACACTCCAGGTCATAGTCTTCATCTTCAAAAAGATAATCCTACATTAGCACTTGAATCAAATACTACCACAGGTAATACAAATATAGTATTTGGTGATAGTGCTAGTTCCACACAAGGTAGAATTCAATACCATAATAATGGTGATTATATGCGATTCTACACCAATGGAGATAATGAAAGACTTCGCATCACATCAGATGGTAAAGTTGGTATCGGAACTGTAATTCCACAAGGAGCCCTTGATGTTTGGGGTGATGGTAGTGAATATCCTACTTTAAGATTAGGAACAGAAGCATATAATACAGAAGGAGAGGATATAAGATTTGGTAGACTAGATCATCCGCAATCTGATATAAGATATCATTCAATTTATAGTTACCATCACGCAACTGATAGTTCTAATTATCTTAAATTTAGTGTACATAAAGGATCCGTTGGTGGTAATAATACATTACAGACAGATGTAATGTATCTTATAGGTGATGGAGATGTCGGAATCGGAACTGATAATCCAACTGGAGCAAACGCACTCACAAATAACACTACAACACTAGCTGTTGGAACTTTAAAGGCGGCTACAATAGATGGACAAATTACTGGTACAATTACAAATGCAGTAACTACTGCTAATTTAACATTAACAGATCATACTACTGATACTGAGTGTTTTCTTGTTTTTGCTCAAGCTGCTACCAATGCTCAATTACCACATACAAATACAAATCTTAAATTTAACTCAAATACAGGTGATTTAATTCTTGGTGGAAAAGCTGTCATCGCACATGCTAATACTTTACATTCTGGAAATTTACAAGTATCTACATCTGGTTCTGATGCGATAGATATCAATGCATATTCATCCACTGCTGATAATGGTGGAAGATTAACATTCTATAGAAGTAAGAATGCTTCAATTGGAAGCAATACTATAGTAGTAGATGATGATAGTTTAGGAAGAATTGATTTTAGGGGATATAATAATAATGGTAATTCTTATAATCAAGGTGCCACAATTGAGGCTAGGGTTGATGGTTCAGTTAATTCATCAACTGATATGCCAACTGCCATCCTATTTAAAACAAGTGAAGATGGTTCATCATCACCATCAGAAAGACTTCGCATCACATCAGCAGGTAAAGTTGGTATCGGAACTAATCCTGCATATGCAAAATTAGAAATTGCAGTTGGGAATGAAACTAATAGTGACACTGAATATTATGGTCAGGATTTTGCCATAGCAGTACGAGCAAATAGAGGGGAAAATGCAGGTGATGAAGGAAATGGTATTGTTTTTGCACAAAGATATTTTAGTGGTGATCCTGCTATAGTAAGAACAGGTGCAATACTCGGTTATAAGCAAAGTGGTACTGGTAATTTTGGTGGAGGTTTAATATTTAAGACACAGGAGCACGGTGCTAGTCCAATGTCTGAAAAACTTCGCATCACATCAGATGGTAAAGTTGGTATCGGAACTGTTAATCCACAGACAATTCTACATTTACATGATTCAACAAATACAAGAATTCAATTTACTGATAATGGTACGAATGCTGCATCTGGTGATGGTGTTATAGCAGGACTTAATGGGGATGATGATTTCTTCATTAACAATAGAGAATCAGGAAAAGGTATAAAATTATTTACTGGTAGTGACGATTTGAGACTTCATATCAATTCAGTAGGTATTACATCTGTACAAGGTCAAGATGACCAAGATAATTTCATAGTTGATGTTTCAGGTACTGAATTTGCAGTTCATACAGATGCCACAGATGGTGAAGTAAGTTTAAGAGCACAAGATAAAGTTGGGAGTACTAACGCCAAATACATGACCTTCTTCACTCAAGCAAGTGGTCAATCAGCAGCAGAAAAACTTCGCATCACATCAACAGGTGACTTACTAAGAGGTGGGACTGGACAGGATATTGGTGCTTCTGATGCTCGATGGGATGTTGGTTATTTTAATACGATTAATGCAACCAATATTACTGGTACACTCGGATCACCAGGTAGTGATACTCAAGTTTTATTTAATGATGGTGGAACCAATGTAGGTGCAGATGCAGGGTTAACATATATTAAAGGATCGGATAAGTTAGTTGTTGCTGGTCAGGTAAACACTCCTACATTATTTTTGGATGAGACTGCAAATTCAGTTGAAAAAATTACAGGAGCAGATGGACACTTAGACTTATACGCTGATTCATCCATAAGATTATATGAAAGTGATGGTAATAGATTAGGAATAACATTTGACGTTAATCGAACTGCAACTGATAGAGATGTCAGAATGCACTTCATAGGTGAAAATACTACTTACTTACACAGTCCTGCTGTTAATACTCTTGCATTTACTGTTAGTGGAACAGAAACACTCAGACTTCAATCTTCATCATTAAATCTTAAAACAGATGTTCGATATGGAGCTCATGATAGCACTCTTCTCACTTCACAAATCTATGTTCGTGGAACTGGACTCAATAATAGTGCAAATAGACAATGCACCATAAATGGTGTAGATCAAATATCTGGTGGTAATAATACTAATAGAGGACTTCACTTATTAATTTTTGATGCCGATAATTCTTTAACACTGGACTCTGGAACAACCTATGATACACACGCTGGTGGTGCCACCGTTGTTGCTAACCTAGCAACTGCCATAGGTAATATGGACAGAACCAAAATTGGAGTTCTATGTAGTTATGATGCATTTACTGATGATATTGATAATACCCTTCGTACTGCAGTACAAAAAGTTGGTCTGTTTAAATTGGCAGGGATGTTTAGTGGTACTGCAACAAGACATGCATATGCTGCGATATTCAGAGGAACAAGTGATGACGCAGATGCAGAGGTCAATGATGCGATTGAAGTAATACAATCAGATGATGCAGATGCTCCTACTGCGACTATTTCGACTTTTATAACAGTTAAAGGAGATGGTGAGAATGCTTCAATCACAGGAGCATACTCAGTTAGTGCTCTTGTTGCTCCTGCAGGAGCTTTTGAAACACCACTTCTACAAGGTAAATCATCAACTAATGCAGCATCAACTTTGACCATTGGATCAGGAGTTCATCTTCTACCATCTGGATCTGCTGCAAACGATAGTGATTCAAATGGTGTAGATCTTGGAGGTTCGAGTAATTATCTAAGACAAATATATGTTCGAAAGTTAAACGCTGATAATATAACTGCAACATTAACGGGAGCATCTAGTCAATTAGCCATGACAGATCAGAGTAGTGATGCTACTTGCTTCCCTGTATTTGTTCAAGCATCAGGCACAGGTAATCTAACTCCACATAGCAATACAAGTTTAACTTTCAACGCTAGCACAGCTGAATTGGGTGCATCAATATTGAAATCTACAATAACAACAGGAACTGCACCACTTACGGTTACTTCTACAACAACAGTAACTAATTTAAGCGCAGATTTATTAGACGGTAGAGATACAAGTGCCTCAGGTGGTAACGATAAAGTAATGATTACTAATTCTAGTGGTAATACATCACTTGGGTCAGGAACATTCACTACAGGTGTATTAAAAGCAACTGGAGATGCTAATCCAGTAGCAGAGTTTGATAGAGGTAGTGCGAATAATACAAATCTAAACTTAAAATATAACGGAACTCATTATGGACAAATAAGTGTTGCCGATAAAGAATTTCAAGTAAGTGCTGTTGGTTCGGCCACTACATTTAAAGTCTTTACCAATGGTAGTCCTAGATTTGAGATTGATGTTAATGGTAATATTGGAGTAAATGCTACTCCAAAAACATCAGGAACATTATACAACACAGTTGATCATTTCTTAGTTATTGGTGATAATGATACTGGTATTGCACAAGATGGTGATGGACAGTTTGAAATATGGGCAAATAATCAAGAAATTGCTAATTTTAATGCAAGTGATATTACGTTAAAGAAAACAACTACTATTCAAGGTAACCTGACTGTCGATGGAACATTAACATATGAAGATGTAACTAATGTAAGCACAACTGGTATTATAACCGCATCTGCATTCATAGCCACAGGTGGAACAGTTGATTCTGGTACTGAGAATGATCCAACTAACGTTGCGATGATGATTGAGAAGGATGATTACATTTACACTAATGATAGTACAAATAGTAAGAGAAAATTAATTGGAAAGACAGGTAGTGAAGTAATTGAGATTGGTCAAACTGGCACCGCATTAATCGATCAGATATCAATGAGACCAGGTAATGCTGGTGATTTTAGAGTTTTAGTTGGTGGTGCTACTGGACATCCTACAAGTCATACAGCAGTTCGAGTGAGTGCTGGTGGCACACTTTCAGTAAGAGACACTGATCCAAAAGATGTTCACTTTGAGGTTAAAAGTGATAAGGGAATGTTAATCCGAACAGACACCAATACTGGTGCTGATTCAGGTTTGAGTGGTAGTTTGAAAGGAGCAAAATTACTCTTCAGTGATCAGACTAGTGTATCTCAAATTGGTCATATTGTTTATAAGCACTCTGATGGATCAATTTCACCAGGCACTAATGATGGGTTTATAATCGGAGGAAGTGAAACTCTTACAGTTGTTAAAGTTGAAGGTCGTGTACTTGTAGATGAAAAGGTTGGTATCGGAACTAATGATCCTGGTAACGATATTCTTAGAATACATCATACTGGAACTAGTACTCCTGTAACTGCTTTAACAATTGGTGGAAAATCAATTACAACTGGTGGTGGAAGTGGAATCTTTTTGAAAGCTAGTTCTGATACAGGCAATGATAATAGATACGGAACACGAATTCATACAATAAGAGAATCAACAAATAATGGTGCTTCTTCATTAGTTATTTCAAATGAAAAATCTGATGCTAGTGGATTAGAAGAAAGACTTCGCATCACATCAACGGGAGCAGTTGCATTCAACGGTTCAACTAATTATGGTTCATCGGGACAGATACTTAAAAGTAATGGAGATGCTCCTCCAACTTGGATAAATGCAGATACTGCAAGTGGTGTTGCTGTTAGTATTAAACAATTTAAAGTTGGAACCACTGAAAGAACTTGTCCTCCTCCTATAAGTGTTGCGTCTGGTAATGTTATTGGAATTGGATCAACAAGTAATGCTTATGGTAATAGATATATCGGCACGTCTACACCTACAGGTGGAAATTATTGTGATGGAGATATATGGTATGATACAACAGGTACAGAAAGTCCATCAGTTGCTACGGGTGATATTATAGAAGCAACTAAATTCTTCCAAAACCCGACATCACTAACAGTAACAACCACATTTCCTGCCAGTGGTGCAAAGAATGGTGGAGCTTTTGGTCCTTATGAAATTGCAAATGGTGTGACTTTCACAATCAATAGTGGATCTACATTCACAATTTTATAGCATATATAATATACGGAGGTTATTATGAGTACATTAGTTACAGGCACAATTCAAAGTAATACTGCTGCACCACCACTATTTAAAAATAGTTCTGGTACGGAAAAAGGACAACTTGCAAAAGCTTGGGTAAATTTTGATGGAACTTCTTCAGGAACAACCAAAACGATAAGATCTAGCTTTAATGTTGATTCTGTAACAGATTTAGCAGTTGGAAGATATAGAGTTAATTTTACAAACTCTTTTTCAACTAATGATTCATATTCTGTTAGTGGTACAATAGGACAGAAAGGAACAAATGGTGATCATGGAGTACTCATGTTGATGGATGGTCATGAGGGTGGAGCATCCGAAGAGCTTATACTTGCAGGTAGTGTTACAGTTGAAGTTCATCGAGGAACAAGTAGCAATGAGTTTATGGATAAAAAAAATGTACATTTATCAATGTTTGGGAGTTAATTATGTCAACACTTAAAGTACAAACTATTCAAGATACAAGTGGTGGTAATTCATCAACAGCAGAACAAATTGGACAGGGCAGGGCAAAAGCTTGGGTAAATTTTGATGGTACATTTGGCACATCTCCTTTTACCACTGCAAATGGAGGTATTCGTAGTGCATTTAATGTTTCATCGGTTACTGATAACGGAACAGGTGATTATACAGTTACTTTTTCTAGTGCAATGTCTAATGCAAATTATGCAGTTGCACTAAGTATGAAAGCAATAGAATCTGACCAACTTTCAACAGCAGTTAGGACAATGATTAGAAGTATATCTGGAGGATATAGTACAAGTTCATTTAGAATATGTAATAGTAATGTTGCTGCTCAGACTGCTCTTGATCCTGTAATTTTCAATGCTATTGTTTTTGGGGATTAACTAATGTCAACACTTACTAAATAAAAATAAAAAAATGGCAAACTTATCTGATAAAAGAATAATTTACATCCAAGATGATGGTGTGGTTGCTGTAATTATTCCTTCAGATAATTGTGGTTTAACTATTGAAGAAATACAAGCAAAAGATGTTCCACCAGGAAAAGCATCATATATAGTTAATAAATTAGAGGTTCCTACTGATCGAAGTTTTAGGAACGCTTGGACTTATACACCTTAAAAATTATGGGATTCGGAATCGATATGGCGAAAGCCAAAGAAATTCACAAAAATAATATAAGAACTGCAAGAACTCCAAAACTTGTAGAACTTGATATTGAATTTCAAAAAGCACTAGAAACAAGTGCAGGTATAACCACAATTGTGGCAAATAAGCAAGCACTTAGAGATGCACCTGCTGCTGTTGGAATTACAAGTGCTGTAAATACGACAGAATTAAAAGCACAATGGGATACAAGTATTCTTGGAACTTCACCTTATAGTTAGAGAGAAATTATGGCTATTAAAGTAAGAACTAACGGTCAATGGTTACCAGTTTCTGGAGGAGGTGGAGAACCAGTAGGAACTATTACTATGTGGGCAGGATCTAGTTCTTCTATTCCTTCAGGATATCTTTTATGTGATGGATCTGCAATAAGTAGAACAACATATAGTGCATTGTTTGCTGCAATTGGAACTATTAATGGAACTGGTGATGGTTCGAGTACATTTAATGTTCCAAACCTAGTAGATAAATTTATTCTTGGTGCTTCTGCCAGCACTGGAGATACAACATATCCAGGTGTTTCTCCTACTGCTACTGGTGGTAGTGCTAATGCTGTTCTTGTTGCCCATGATCACACTTATATTGACCAGTATGTTGTAATTAATAATGGATATAGACCATGGCCAGCAAATAATAATGACTGTGCTCAAAGAGATATTAATACTGGCACTACTGGTATAGATGCAGATGGTGCTTCAGATAATTCACAAACAGGAACCAATGCAAACTTACCACCATATTATGCATTATGCTACCTCATAAAAGTATTTAATACAAGGGCAACAGCGATCAATAGTACTCCAGGTCCACCAGGTCCTGATGGTCCTGCTTCGACTGTTGCAGGTCCACCAGGTCCTGCTTCGACTGTTGCAGGTCCTCCAGGTCCACCAGGTCCTGCTTCGACTGTTGCAGGTCCACCAGGTCCACCAGGTTCTACAGGTTTAGTTAATTTAGCTCAAAATATAAGATCCTACACTTCAAATGCACAATATTCACCATCATCAAATACAAAACATATAACCGTTCATGTAATCGGTGCTGGAGGTGGTGGTGGTAGTGGTGAAGAATTAGGTGGAGAAGAAAGTAATGACCATAGACCTTTTGGTGGTGGTGGAGGAGGAGGATATTGTATTGGTTCTTACAGTATAACAGGATCTTTTACTGGAAATGTTGTGGTAGGAGGTGGTGGTGCTGGTGCAAACCCATCAAATCAGCAACCTAGATCAGGAAGCACTGGAGGAAATTCGAGTTTTCAACCATCAGGAAGTTATAGTGGACAAGGTCAAATATTAGGTAGCGGTGGTGGTGGTGCGAATGGCACAGGAACTGGTAGTGGTGGAGGTGCATTAGGAGGTCTTAATTTTCCTGGTCATACAGGAGAACCAGTACATGGTACTAGCGGTCAACACGGAAGTGGAGAAGCTGGAAGGGGTGGTCCAGGAGGACACGGTGATGCTCAATATGGTAGAGGAGCTAATGGTAATACGACACCTAATGCTCAAGCAGGTCAGTCTGGAAACGCTGGTTTCGTTTACATATTTGAATACATTGGAACTTGATGTTGCATGATAATAATACATATGATATAATATAAAAAAACAATTATGATTCAGAAATACGCAATGATTGACACATCTAATATTGTTTATAATATATCAATATGGGATGGAAATAATTCAACTTGGACACCTCCAACTGGCACTACTTGTGTTGCAATCGGTACTAGCTCAGAAGTGGGTATAGGAATGACTTATAATAGTAGTGGAGTAGGCATCGGCACTACAAGCGATAATATGTGGATACTTGATCAAAATATAGAGTAAATGAGTAATTTTATAGAATGTAAATTTCCAGTTGATTATAAAAAAAATTATTATCCAAATTTATTTACTTGGAAAGAACTTGCTGATCTTATAAATGTTAGACCTTTAATGACTCAAGAAAGAGTGCATCTTCTTGATCCTCAACAAAGAGATTTTCAATGGTATACACATGGTTGGATGAAAGATAAAAATACTTATCCTCCGTCTTTAATGAGATTTTTACTTGAAGAGATTGTTATTTACTTCTCTGATATGTCAAGAACAACTAAGAACTTGAATGATTTTGCTAGTAGTATAGAGGATGAATATCAAAGACATACTGATGCACATATCTATGTCTGTCGCAACCCAGAAATAGAACATCCATTTGCTGCTCATTTTGATGTATCACATAATATTATAATACAATGTGAGGGTAAAACTAATTTTAAAGTTTGGAAAGAAGTAGAGGATCATACTGTTGAAAAACAAGTAAAATTGGATATGAAAGAAGAACCAATATTAGATGTGATTATGGAACCTGGTGATGCAATATGGATACCAAGGTATTATCCGCATGAAGCTATTTCACTCACTCCTAGACTATCTGTGAGTTTTCCATTTGCAGATAATGAAAATTCTGCACATAAAGAAAGTTTTGAGGATCGAAACTGGATTAAATTATGAACAAAAATTATCAAGGAAGAATGATATTTCCATCTATTTTTCATGAATATACCTTTGAGGAAAGTGATTTTAGTAAAGATGAATTAATAGATTATTGTTACTCTCAAAAAAAATTACATCCAAAAAGTTTACAAAGATCAAATAGAGGTGGTTGGCACTCTCCTATTTTTAACATTAATGACGAAAACCCTATGTCAATACATTTAAGAAAAGGTTTATCGAACTCTGTATTTACTACATTAAAAAAATATTTAAAAGTAAATGTCGAATACTGGATTATGATTAATGGTGCAAATTGTTATAACGCTGGTCATACGCATCCGAACTCAGATTTGTCTGGAGTGTTTTGGATTAAATCTCCAAAAAATTCTGGAGATTTAAGATTTATTAATCCGTCAAATTTTACATCTTATGTTGAGATTAAGTCATACGTAGATAAATTTAGATCAGATACAAATGTGCATGAGGCATATGTTTATACACCGACAGCAGGTATAATGATTACTTTTCCTTCTCATGTTATACATGAAGTAGGTAACAATGAATCAAAAGAAGATAGGATAGCTGTTTCTTATAACATTACACTTTCAGGTTGGGATGCAGATGATGAATGATAATTTTATATTAAAAAATACAGGTTGCTTGTCTAAAGAATATTGTAAGGATTTGATAAATTTTTTTGATAAAAATGAATCTATTGCTGAAAAAGGTATTGCAGGGAGTAAACAGTTAAATGATCTTGAAATAGCAATTAATGTACATCAATTTTCCGATAATTTACTTATAGGTTTAAACAACACGATTGATAGATATAAAAAAAAATATCCATTAATAGATACACAACTTGATAGATGGCAAATAGATAAAATTGCACAATTAATGAGGTATGAACCTAATAATGTTTATAGTCATATTCATTGTGAAACTGGTACTCACAATCCATATAGAATTTTTGCTTGGATGATTTATCTTAACACTATTGAAGATGGTGGAGGAACAGAGTTCTTACATTTAAATGAAACTTTATGTCCAAAGGCAGGGGATATGTATATATGGCCAGCTGGGTGGACTCATCTACATCGTGGTGTTGTTGCTCCTTATGAAAGAAAGTATTTGTTAACTGGGTGGGTATCGCACGTATTATGATGAATAGATGGCATGTAGCTTCCAAGACTGAGATTGATGGAGATTGGAGGATAGAGGGAAAAGAAAAGTGTGTAATTGAATTACATGATTTAATTTTATCAGATGATAAACTAAAAATGGTAAAATTAAAGGAAATTGCTTGGAAAGGAAAAAATCACTTTCCAGATAAAAGTGGTGATAATTGTTATTGTTGTGGAGGTAGAAAATATAGAAGTTGTGATGTAAAGTATCCTCTTATAATCGCTGAAAATGCACCAAATCCATTTAATGACAAATTCCGTATGATAGATGGAAGACATCGTATGCAAAAATTATTACTAAATGGTCATACAGAGAGTTTATGTTATGTTTTTGATTATAGTGAGATTAAATTATTATTAAAATAGATATATAAATATCATTATGGCAATAGATTTTCCAAATAGTCCGAGTAGTGGTGATACTTTTTCAGTAGGAAATATCACTTGGAGATGGAATGGATACGCATGGAATCGTATTCCAGATCCTGGTGCAAAGGGAGAAAAAGGAGAAAAAGGACAGAAGGGTGAACAGGGTCTTGTAGGAGATAAAGGTGATAAAGGTCAAAAGGGAGATGTTGAACAAAAAGGTAATAAAGGAGAGAAAGGAGAAAAAGGACAAAAAGGTGAGGTAGGTCAAAAGGGACAAAAAGGTGAGAAAGGAGAAAAAGGAGAAAAAGGAATTAAAGGTGAAGTAGGTCCTGACAATTCTACAAAGGGAGATAAAGGTCAGAAAGGTGAAAAAGGTGAAAAAGGTCAGAAGGGTGAAAAAGGTGAAAAAGGTGAAAAGGGACTAAAGGGTGACAAAGGAGAAAAGGGTCAGAAAGGAGAAAAAGGTGAAAAAGGTGAAAAGGGTCAAAAGGGACAAGATGGTGCTGATAATTCTACAAAGGGTCAGAAAGGAGAGAAGGGTCAGAAAGGAGTTAAGGGTGAAATAGGTCCTGATAATTCTACAAAAGGTCAAAAGGGTGAGTTAGGAGTTACTACAAAAGGTCAGAAAGGTGAGCCAGGTGTTGACAACTCCACCAAAGGACAAAAAGGAGAAGTTGGTCCTGGTGGAACTGATGCATCTATTCCAACTGGTGTTATTGTTGCTTGGTCTGGATTGATTTCTGCTATACCATCTGGTTTTGTATTGTGCAACGGTGCAAACAATACTCCAGATTTAAGAAATAGATTTTTAATCGGTGCTTCAGCAGACACTACTGTAACAAGTTCAACTTTTGCTGGTATTACTCTCGGTAGTGTGAGTGGATATGCAAAGAGAAGTGGTGGTAGTAAAGATGCAACATTAGTTTCTCATAGTCATACATTATCTCATACTCATACGTTTAGTGGAACTGTCAGTAATACTAATTTATCTCACAGTCACACTTATAGTAGTGCAAATCATCCAACTGGTTCAGGTCCTGAGCAGAACCAAACTGGTAGTCCTGAAGATAGAACAACTTTTAACGTTGGTAAAACTACAGGTTCTGCACTTGGAAATCATAATCATACTTATAGTGGAACCACATCAGCAGCAAGCACATCAACAACAAACACTCAGGGTTCATCTTCAACCAACGCAAATTTACCACCATACTATTCACTTGCTTATATAATGAAGACATAAAGTTAATTTTATGTTATAATAAAAAAAACATTAAATTATGGAAGGAATTGATAATGTGGAGTGGGCAACTTACGAACTGCCTAATATTCCAATATATGATACTAAGTTACCAAAAAATATAATGGATGCTCTTTGGGGGTATATTGGTAAAGCAACAGAGAGATTAAATCATAAACTTGCTGGTAATATAGACGAGTCTTTAATATTAGAAGATGAGGATGATACTCTTTTATTATTCCTCACTCCTGTTATTGAAAGATATTTAAATACACTTCGAGTCAAAATAAGTGATTATGATAAGATATCAACTGAATTGAAATTAGAAAGTTTATGGGTTAATTATCAAAAACAATATGAATTTAATCCAAATCATAATCACTTTGGATTAATGTCATTTGTTATATGGATGAAAATACCTACTGATTGGAGAGAACAGCATGATTTACCATTTGCAAAAAATTCTAATCATCCTGTTTCGTCTGATTTTCAAATTACATATACTGATATAATAGGTCACGTTCAAGATTATTCAATACCGATGGATTCTGATAAGGAAGGAGTTATATTATTATTTCCTTCTCGTCTTCGCCATCAGGTATATCCTTTTTATAATTGTGATGAACAAAGAATTTCAATATCTGGAAATATTGTTAGAAGTTGATAAATATTATACATATGCTATAATAAGAATAATGTATTATCAAGGTATGGATGATTTTGTATTCGAGGTTGTAGTAGACATTTGTGCTAAAACCTTTAAGTTAAAAAGCGACAACGGAGATGATAAGGTAATTGCCTGTGAAGATACTGAAGAGTTTATGAGAGTTTTGGAAGTTTGTGACAAAATGCTTGAACCAGAAATGATTGTTTATGCAGAATTGGCACTTACCTCAGATAAATAAAACATTCGGTATATATTATGAAGTTTAAGATAACTAAAAAATGCTGCTGGTTTCGTGGTGGCAGCATGATAGTTAAGATGTATTTCATTAATGGTATGCCTTTTACGTTTGATGAACTACCAGACGGACATCTAGAAGATAAAGATTTGATAAAAGAAGCAGATGAGTCTAGAACATTTGATGATGCTGATATGTATCAATATTATTCTTATCTTGTAGAAGAAGAATTACATCCTTGTTTATTCTGGGTTGATTTAGAAAACCCAGAAGAATTACCAGACGACATAGATATCCATATAGATTGGGAGGATGAACAAGCTAAATAGACCTAGTATGCATGGTCTAATCGATCACATTTTATTGTAGTATAAAAAGATGCCTCTTAATAAGTTAGAGAATTTTATAAAGAATACAGAAGGTCGTATCCTTTATGTAAATCCAAATGATCTTGATTCAACAGACGCTATTGATAATCAAGGCAATTCATTAACAAAACCCTTCAAAACTATTCAGAGAGCACTGATAGAGTCTGCTAGATTTTCATATGTAGCGGGAGATGATAATGATTTAGTAGAAAGAACAACAATATTACTATTTCCTGGTAATCATATAGTAGATAATCGACCTGGTTTTGGTATAAAAGATGAGGGTGGTATAGCAAAGGCAGTTAGTCCAGGTGGTGCTGTTACTGGGGCATTAAATACTTTTACACTCACTCTTAATTCAAATTTTGATTTAACACAAGAAGATAATATACTTTACAAATTTAATAGTGTTAATGGTGGTGTTGTGGTTCCAAGAGGAACCTCAATTGTTGGTCTAGATTTAAGAAAAACAAAAATAAGACCAAAATATGTTCCTAATCCTACTGATATTAATGCAAGACAAAGTGCTTTATTTCGTATAACTGGTGCTTGTTACTTTTGGCAGTTTACTTTTTTTGATGGTGATGATACAGGAGTTGTTTATACCGATCCAACAGATTTTACCAGTAATAATCAATCTAAACCAACATTCTCTCACCACAAACTGACTTGTTTTGAATACGCTGATGGTGTTACAAAGTTAGCACAATTTAGTGATTTGACTGACTTAGATATATTTTACAGTAAGTTATCAAACGCATATAACGAAGCAGCAGCAAGAAGATCAATAACACAAAAATATCCAACTGCTCCAAAGGGATTCTCCCCACAAAGACCAGAATTTGAAATCGTTGGTGCATTTGCCACAGACCCACTTAATATTACTAATATTGAATCAGGTGATGGTGCAACACCTGGTCAAGTGGTTACAGTTACAACCTCTATAGATCATAATCTTACTGGAGGAACTCCAATCAAGATTCGTGGTATAAACGTAGAAGATTACAATATTTCAACAAAAGTATCAAATGTTATAGATGGAACAAGATTTCAGTATTCATTACCATTTGTAAGACCAAACTTACCAGCAGGATCTGCTGGTGGTTTAAGTAGCTCAAATGGACAAGTTTTAGTCGAAACCGATACAGTTACAGGTGCATCACCATATATCTTTAATACCTCATTAAGATCAGTATTCGGTATGCAAGGTATGCATGCTGATGGTAAAAAAGCAACTGGTTTTAGATCAATGGTTGTAGCACAGTTTACTGCTGTTTCACTACAAAAAGATGATAGAGCATTTGTTAAGTATGATAGCACAAATAGAAGTTATGGTGGTATTGCATTTTCAAAACAAACAGGTGCACTCTTATCAGCTGAATCATCATCAACAAATCCTAATACTGTATATCATTTAGACCAAGAAGCAAACTATCGTTCAGGGTGGAGAACAAGTCACATTAAAGTATCAAATGATGCTGTTGTTCAAATCGTTTCTGTATTTGCGATTGGTTTCCATAGTCATTTCAATATGATAAATGGTGCTGACGCATCAATTACAAACTCTAACTCTAACTTTGGAACATTTTCACTTGCTGCAGAGGGATTTAAAAAGGAAGCATTTACAAAAGATGACAAGGGATTTATCACATCTGTTATTACTCCTCGTTCAGTTGTCACATTAGATCAAGAAATTGAATATTTACAATTAATCAAAGATACAAGTTCAAGTTCAACAAAATTATATCTATTCGGTCAAGAGTCACAAACAGTTCCTCCATCTCATATAGTTCAAGGATTTAGAGTTGGTGCAAAAGTAAATGAAAAAGTTTTTGTAGATGCAACTGATGGAACTACTTATCAAGCAACTATAGTTATGTCAAATGGTGCAGCTGGCACTACTGACACATCACAAAAGACATATGAAGCAACGCACTCATCTGCAACTGCTGCAAAGAAAAACGTATTCACAGTGGGAACTCACGCACTACAGAATGGTGAATCAATTCGTATAATTGCTGATAATGGTGATTTACCTGAAAATATTGATCCACATACAGTATACTTTGCAATCACAAATGATGGTGACACAGATTTATCTGCGACAGAAATAAGAATCGCATCATCAAAAACCAATGCTGATTTAGCAGACCCAATTTTTATTAACACAGTTGCCAGCACCACCGATAAATTTTCAATCATAAGTCGTGTATCAGATAAAAAACCTGGTGATGCTGGTCATCCAATTCAATATGATACGTCAAGAAACAGATGGTTTGTGCATACACTTGCAAGTGGTAACACTCTACATCCAAAAATTAATGATAACACTATCTTAACCAGTGATATTTCATATATCATTAGAAAAGATGATGATAGAAGTTTAGATGAGAAGATATACAAATTAAGATACGTTGTTCCAAAGGAACTAACAAATGGAAGAGATCCTGTGGATGGATTCGTGTTGCAAGACTCTAGCTTCACATCAGTTTTAGCAGATGCAGATTTTACCAAAACATCCATCACAGCATCTAATTATGATTTTGATCGTAATACTAGATTCATATCTCAAGCAAGTTTTGATAGCACTCTCAATCTTGTAACAATAAGATCAGATAAACCTCATAATGTTAATGTTGGAGATCAAATTGTAGTTAAAAATATTAAAAGTTCTACAAACTCTACTGGACTTAACGACAAGGGATATAACGGAACTTTTGTTGTAGACAGTGTTGTTAATAATAAAGAATTTAAATATTCAAATACTGATGTTGAGAATATTACTCATACTGTTGGCACATTTACAAACAATACTCAAATTCGTAATGCACAACTTCCAAGATTTAGTCGTAATGATACTAAAGGTAATTTCTTTGTTTATAGGACTGAGGTAGTTACTCCATATATTGATGGGGTTCAAGATGGTATCTACCACTTGTTCGTGTTAAATGCTGATAATGCAATGACCGAATCATCTGGTCAATTTACCGATAATAAGTATAATCAGAATATAGTAAACTTATATCCTGAATATGATCGTGATAATATTGATGCAAACCCACAAGAAGCCACTTCATTTGCAAAGAGATTTCCTCTTGGTGACGTTGTAACTAATGATTTAAAGAAAAGTATTACCAGAGAAACAACTAATAAATTCCTAAAATCTTTTGATGCAACAATTGGCATCTCATCAGTAACAAATAACACTACAAACTCAGTAATAAATCTTGAAGAAGAACATGGATTACAGCAACTTAAATACCACACAACATTAACTGGTGGAGCTGGACATACAAATGGAACATATTATAATGTAAAAATATTTAATAGTAATGCTGTCCCTTCATCTGCTGTTTGGAATGGAGCAACTGCTGATGTCACTGTTTCTGGTGGTGCTGTAACTGCTGCAACTATTAAAGAGGGTGGTTCTAATTATAGTGCTGGAACTTATTATTTTGATACTTCGACTGTAGCACTAGGAGGAATAGCTGGCACTCCAAATGCAAGAATAGTTGTTCCTGCTGCTGGTATATCGACTGCGACTGGTAATTATATTCAAGTCACTGGTATTTCAACTGGAACAGATTCTTATCATCGTATATCTGCTGTCAATACAACAAAACAAATAACTGTTGCTAAATCTGCTGCCGATACATTATTAGATGGTCAACAAATAATTGATTTAGGACCATGGTCAGCAGTAAGTAGTTCATCATTCTCATCAACAGTCACTACATTTAACACGACTGCTGCTCACGGTTTAGTGGTTGGTAATAAATTTAGAGTATTAAATGCAAGTGATGTAAACTTAGGTGATTTTATTGTTGCAAGTGTTCCATCTATTACTCAGTTTACTGCAACAACTACTACAGCACTCACAAGTCCAAAATATATTCTTAAGCATGGTTTATCTGATAATGAAGCATTATCAAGTAAAGCGGGAGAAAATTTAGGAGTAAGAGGATTATCTATATTTGATCATGAAACACTAAAGGCAAATGAAGCTATTACTGCTTCTGATCCTGCCTTTAAAGTTACGCTTCCAGACGGAACTACGACTGCAACTTCAATTACTAGTCGTTTTCCTCTAGGTTCTTATATTGAAATAGAGGGTGAAATCATGAGAATTTCATCTAACTCTCTGAGTGGTAGTGGTGATGAAATTTCTGTGATTCGTGGTGCATTGGGAACAATCAGTTCAGCACATCCTGCAAACTCAAAAATTAAAAAGATAAAACCAATACCAGTAGAACTTCGCAGACCTTCTATATTAAGAGCATCAGGTCATACATTTGAATACGTTGGTTATGGTCCAGGTAACTACTCAACAGCATTACCCCAATTACAAAATAGATCACTCTCTGAAAGAGAAGAGTTCCTAACTCAATCACAAGAAACATCTTGTGGTAATGTTGTTTACACAGGTATGAATGATAAGGGTGATTTCTATATTGGAAATACCAAGATAGCGTCTGCCAGTGGACAACAAACTACATTTGATATACCTATTCCAACAATTACAGGTGAAGATCCAAATAGATTAAGTATTGTTGCTGACGAAGTTATAATAAAAGAAAGATTACTTGTAGAGGGTGGTTCATCCAAACAAATATTATCTCAGTTTGATGGTCCAGTTACCTTTAATGAAACTGTTAGATTAGCAAATCAAAAAACTTTAAATGTTACAGGTGAAATTAAAGTTGCATCAACTGGTAGTATTCGAGTTCATAATAACAATAATGCTACTTCTTCAACAACTGCTACAGGTGCAATCTTTACTTTAGGTGGTGTTGGTATTGGTAAGAGTGTTTACATTGGTGGAGATTTAATCGGAACTGGATCACATGATGGTCAGAGTAACATATCTGGTATCACATCTGTTACAGCAGCAACATTCTTTGGTGATGGTGCTGGTTTAACTAATACAGGTGCTCAATTATCTGCTGCTACTTCTGGAAGTGAAAGAGTTGTATTAACAGATAAAACATCTGGCACAATGACAACTGCAAAGACTGATCCACAACTTACATTTAACTTTGCTACTAATACTCTAACATCAACTGCCTTCGCTGGTGCGTTAACTGGTGATGTAACTGGTAATTTGACAGGAACAGCAGACAAAGCAACCGATGTTGTAGGTGCTGCGAATAGAGTTTTATATAACTCTGCAACTGATGATACTACAACTTCTGCAAACTTGACGTTTGATGGAACAACACTTACTGGAACTGCTTTAGAAATTAAAGTTAACGATAACAAATCAGTTAAGTTTGGAACTGATAGTGACATGACAATCCTCCATGATAATACCAATGGCGGTATTAATTGTGGAAAAGGAGATTTAATTATCAATGCAGGTCCTAGTAATGGCAATGGAGTTATTATTCAAACAGGCACAACACATATTGCAAAATTTGAAAAACATTCATCAACTGGATTAGGTGGTTTTGAACTTTTATATAATGGTTCAACTAGAATTATAAGTCAAAGTTGGGGAACTGAAATTAAAAATGGAGAATTAAGATGTAATAGTGATATTGTTGCTTTCTCTGGTTCTGACCTTAACTTAAAAGAGAATCTTGTAGTGATTCCAAATGCTGTTGATAAAGTTGGATTGATCACAGGATATACTTATAATTGGAAATCAGATACAAATTATGATTATCTAAATGGTAAGGCAGATACTGGTGTAATAGCACAAGATGTTGAAGCACTTGGATTACCAGGTATTACAACAACTAGAGATGATGGTGTGATGGCACTTCGTTATGAAAGATTAGTTCCTATTTTAATTGAAGCAGTCAAAGAATTAACTGCTAGAGTCAAAGCTCTTGAGTCCTCATAAATAACTAAAAAGATAACTGATGGCAAATATCAAGAAGAATTTTAATTTTCGTAACGGTGTTCAGGTTGATGATGACAATCTGTTAGTAACTTCTACTGGTCTGGTAGGTATCGGAACCACCGTGCCAACAGAAGCTCTTGATGTTCGTGGTAATATGAGTGTAAGTGGTTCTGTAGATATAAATCAAGTCAATGTTGGAGTGTTAACAGTAACTACATTAGAACCAACGAAAATAATAGGGGCAGGTATCAGTGTTGTAAGTGGAATTGTTACTGCAACAGGTTCAGGAATAGTTACATTTTATGGTGATGCTAGATTTTTACAGGGTATGCCAACTTCTCAATGGGCAGATGTTGATGTAGGTTTAGGATTTACTAGTATATACAACACTGGTGGCAACGTTGGTGTAGCAACTGTTGATCCAAGATTCACAGTCCAAGTTGGTGGTGATGTAGATTCTTCGCAAAATGGTGTAGGAATAAGTTCTGTAGGTAATATAAAGGCAACAGGAATCGTTACAGCATCATCTTTTGTAGGAAATTTAACTGGTAATATTACAGGTGCGACTACTATTTCTGGCAATGTTGATCTTAACGCAGACATAGATGTTGATGGTCATACGAATTTAGATAATGTAAGCATCGCTGGTGTTACTACTATGTCAGGTGACTTAACTGTCACAAGTGGTGATGTAATTATTCAAGGTGTTGAGGCAAAATTACACCTAACTGATACAAATAATGATGATGATTATTTAGTTTTCAATAATAATGGAACTTTTAAAATTTACGATGCTACAAATAATGCTGATAGATTACAAATAAATTCTAATGGTGATGTAACTATTGGAGGTGATACAAACTTTGGTGCTGGTATTGATGTAGATGGTCATACAAATTTAGATAATGTAAGCATCGCTGGTGTTTCAACATTTAGTGAAGATGTGGTTCTCGGTGTTGGTGCAACTGTTGGATTTGGTTCAACAGCATATTTTAGAGATGATGCATCAATACGTTTGGGTGATAGTGAAGATTTACAAATATATCATGATTCTATAAACGGACACAGTTATCTTAAAGATTCTGGTACAGGAAATTTAATATTACAATCTGACAATGAGATTGAGATGATAACATTTAATCCTCCACTTGGTGGAGGATCAGAAAAAATGTTGGTCGCTACTAAAAATGCTGGAACAAAATTATATTTTGATGGTAATGAAAAATTTTCGACTTCTGGAGTCGGTGTCACTGTATATAATCAAATAGACACAACTAATATTGTTGCATCAGGTGTCATTACAGCAACAACAGAACTTAATTCTCCTTTGATTGGTGTTGGAACTGACGTGCCAGCTAATCCAATTCAAGTAAGAGGAACAGGTAATACAGAAATACAAGTCACAAGTGACACAGGTATTGCAGGTCTTACAGTTGGTAGAGAATCAGGAACATCAAATACAAATAATGCAGAGTTTAGATATGGTGGTGGAGCAGGTGCACCTTATAGTTCTGCACAATCATTAGATATATTAAATTATGGAACAGGAAACTTTAATTATCACATAAGTGCTAATAATCCTGGTGCAGCAGCAGGAGATTTCCAATGGCATAAGGGTGTTAATTCAGCAAGATTAATGACCTTGACTAATACAGGTCGTCTTGGAATTGGAGTTACAAATCCTGGTGAAACTTTAACTGTAGCAGGTGTTTGCACTATTACAAGTAATTCCTTTGTTGGAGGAAACTTGAGTATATCTGGTAATACAACTGTAGGTGGAAATCTGACAATTAATGGTAATTTAGTTATTCCTAGTATTAATACTAATCTTGTTGGAAACGTTACTGGTAATTTAACAGGAAATGTTAATGCAACCAGTGGAGTCTCGACATTTTTTAAAGTAGGAATTAATACAACTATTCCAATTCTTACAGCTAACCTTGATGTTACAAACGGTGACGCATTATTTAAAAATGTTGGTATTGGTTCAACTGAACCTGATGGTATATTAGATGTATCTGGTCCATTATCAAGTGCATCTAAGAAATTTATTTTATTACCAAAAGTATCTGCTGGAAGCACATCAGTAATTCAATCTAATAGTGCAGAGGGAGGAGGATTAATTTATAATACTACTTTAAAAAAATTACAATTCTTTAATGGAACAAATTGGGAGACAGTTACCAGTGTTGAGGTCACAGGTTAATGGCAATTAAAGCGTCAGGTGGTAATCCACCATCAAATTCATTATCATTTACTGAGATTGAAAATGAGTTTGGGCAAAACGCAAGTAGATCGCTTGGCGATTATAGAATGAATAATCTTAATATTGGTGCTTTAACTGAGGTATCATTATCAAGAGATGGTTGTGGTATAAGTGCGAATAGTAATATACCTGTAGATGATCAAGAAATAAAATTTAGTGATTTTTTTAGTGCAAAACAAAATATTATTCTAGATTTTCACTCTAATAATCAAAATCGTGTCAATGCAAAGAATGATAAGTATAATGCTTCATCTCCATCTGGCAATTATACAGTAGTTGGTAGTGCAGGTAATTCTAAACCTTCTAGCACAAATGGTAAAAAAGTTATTATACACGTCACAAAAGTTATTGGATCTTCACAAGGAAATGTAAATAATGTAGCTTTGAGAACTGGAAATTGGGATAGCGGAACTGAACTATTAGTAGAGGTTGATGGTGGTACAGTCATTGGAGCTGGTGGTAATGGTGGTAATGGTCAAAGTAATAATGTTGGAACACCAGGCACAGATGGTACAAGTGGTTTAGGAATTGATTATAGTGGAACTAAAATTCAAACAGCAGAGAATGGATTGATTGCTTGTGGATTTGGTGGTGGTGGTGCAGGTGGTGGTGCAAGAACAAAAAGAGAGGGAAGTTCATGGGGAGGTGGAAGAGGTCCCACTGTAAACATTGCAGGATCTGGTGGTGGCGGTGGACAAGGTGCACCTGGTGGTAGTGGAGGAAGTGGAGGTGCTAACGGAACAGCAGGGGATCATGAACAGGCAGGGGAGGGTGGTCCTGAAACTGAAGCTGAAAGTGTGGAATCTGGTGTAGTAGGTGGTAATGGAGGAGAAGGAGGACACACAGGAGATGCATCTGCTGATGCTGGAGAGGCTGGTTCATTAAATGGAACGAGACATGAAGATCCAAATACAGCAGGTCCTGGAATTGGTGGTGGAAATGGTGCAGCAATAAGAAAAGCAAGTGGTAGTATATCTTTCACACTGATAGGTTCTCCAAATATTAGTGGGGACACTACTGCAACAAATATTTCATAATTATTTTTTATCTTTACAATTAATAAAACTAGTTATAGCATATCTTCCAAAACCATCGTAGTAATCAGAATCTTCAATGCTAACCTCTGATACACCATGTTCAACCCAACCAGGCATTATTATTACAGAGTTATTATTACATTCATATTCATAATTATATTTTGGGAAAACTAGATTTCCACCTTTAAATTTTTTAGGTTCTCTAAAAAAATAAGAAAATGCTAGAAAGTGCATGGTATAGTCAGTATGTGACTCATAGTATTCGCCATCGTGATAATACCTTACTTTGGTTATATCATCATTTACCCACTTGAATATCGTAAAACTACCTCCTATATCTGATATAGTATTCAGAATTTCTTTGTCAAACAATTTTCGATTAATAGTTAAAATATTTGATACCTGTCTATGACCAGAGTACAATGTATCTAATTGTAGTGCAAGAGCGTTTGTTGAACCAACTATACCACCATAATCTTTTGCGGGAACAAGTTTATTAGGATGTGTATAAAAATCTAATTCTTGCCATATTAATTTCAATTCCTCTTCATTATAAAAATTATTAATTATAACGTGTGGAAATGGATCTATATTCAATGTAGCTTCTATATCTTCTTTTTCCATGCACAAGTTTATTCACTATTATAACATATATATTTCACTTGTCAAACAGTTATTTTTTTGTTATAATAATTATATGGAAAATATTTTGATACTAGATAATTTTTTTGCATGTGCAGAAAATATTAGAAATATTGCATTGGCATCTAGATACTCAAGTGCCGAAGAAATGAACTATGATGTAGGGTGGAGAGGATATAGAACAGATGAATTAAAGACCTTTAATAGCAAAACATTGGATCAGTTTTGCCAAAAAATTAAAAAAATTCTATCTAGTTTTTTTAATTTAACCTTAAATGAATATGATGGAAACTTTTATTTTCATATAGCTCTTGACAAAACTAGATATACACTACTAGATTTTGATAATAGTAAATTTCATACGGACAACTCAAATTTTGCAGGTATTGTTTATTTAAGTCCAAATCCTCCATCAAACAGTGGAACAACAATAATTATAGACAACGTTGACAATGAAGTTGATAATAAATTTAATAGATTAGTTGCATACCCATCATCTCTTATCCATGCTCCAACAGATTTATTTGGTGATACTATGGAAACAGGTAGGTTAACTCTTTCATTTTTTATATGAAGTATAAAATTGCTATTATTGGTGCTGGAAATGCGGGATGCATAACTGCATTACACTTTTATAAACATCTTAGAGATGGTGGGGACTTAGGAAATTTTGAAATAAAAATTTACCACAGTCCAGAATATCATCCTATTGAAAAAGTAGGGCAGGGAACTACTTTGACAGTTCCAGAATTAATCGCTGATGCACTAGATATAAACTGGTATAATAATCCTATTGGTGCAACATTTAAAAGTGGTATTTTATATGAAAATTGGGGTAGAAAACAGGATAAAATTTTCCATCCTTTTTTGTGGCATGATATGGGTATTCATTTCGTACCTAAAAAGTTGTCTGAAAATGTAATACAATCTGGTCTTTTTGATGTATATGAACAAACAATTAAAAACCCAGAAAAAGAAATAGATGCAAATGTTATATTTGATTGTAGAGGAAGACATAATCGAGATTTAGATAATTATGAGGAATTAATTAATCCTCTAAATTCTGTTCTATTATCTAAAAAATTTGAAAGAGATAATGATTTGATCTACACAAAATGTGTTGCAACTCCTAATGGATGGACATTTATTATTCCAAATCAAGATAGTGTATCCTATGGATATTTGTTTAACAACACTATAACTAAAAAGCAAGATGCCATTGATGATTTTACATCTAGATTTGATTTAGATTATGTCACAGATACACTTGAGTTTAGTAATTATGTTGCAAAAAATTTCAGAATTGGAGAGAGGACAATCCTACAGGGTAATATGTATGGGTTTATTGAACCAATGGAAGCAACAGCTGTTGGAATGTATCATAAATTGTGTAAATGTGCTTGGGATGGAATGTTCGCCAATGATACATTTGATAATTGTAATAAAAATATAAAAACAAATGTAAAACAACTTGAAAATATAATTCTTTGGCATTATCAGTATGGATCAAAGTTTGATAGTCCTTTTTGGGAGTATGCTAAATCACTCCCCTTCAATCCTGACCAAAAATTTTATGATATAATTAAAGGTAATCTAGATGAGGATGAAGAGTATGGTCAATGGAAAACATGGAACTTTGATAATTGGAGGTTAAATAATGAATTTGTTTAATATTCCTTTTTTTAAATATGAGATAGATGATTGGAAAGATAAAAAACAAAAATTGTTAGAAATATGCTCAACAATAGACTTTAAAAATTTTGATATAGGAGAAAAAACTAAGGTAGGTGTTAATGCTGATAATCTCTATACAGATTATAATAGTGGTAATGATAATGTTTACAGAGATCAAGTTGTTCTTATATTAAAAAAAGAATTGCAAAAATTTAAAAATGAATCTAAATTATCAAAAATGAGAATCGGAAACGTGTGGTTTCAACAATATTATAAAAGTCAATTTCATTCTCCACATTCACATGGTGCGATAGGATATAGTTCAGTAGTTTATATTAAATTTGACAAGAATAAACATCAACCGACTATTTTTCTCTCCCCTTTTAATGACCCAACAGGTAATCTTATAGAATATGCCCCGAAAGTAGATGAAGGACAAATTATTTTCTTTCCTTCAATGATAACTCATTATGTTTTACCTAATAGGTCAAGTGATATTAGAATTATTTTATCATTTAATGTTAATATCACTTGACCAGTTGTATAAGTGGCACAAATATATGCACAAGGGGTTTTTCAATGCTATAATAAGTGCATAAACAAATTTTTATAATGAAAACTCAAAGTGACCACCTAAGAAAAATTGCTACTGGATTTGGAGGCGGTAGGGGTACAAATAATGAAAAGGCAAAATTACTTGAAAACAATCTTTACGATACAGTAAAAAATGTATTATTACCAGAACTGAAGAAGAATTTTCCTAATTGTGTATTTGTTTTACAAAAAAAGTTGAAGAAAAGTGATATTGCCAAAAATGTTGGTGCATTAAATTGGAAACCAGAATCAAATGACCCATACATTTTACCTGATGGTGGTCTTCTTTATATGATACATGATGGTGTTAAATATCCAATTTGTATATGTGAAGCAAAACAACAAGGAACAAATGATAAGAGAAAAGAAGAGGGAAAAGCACCACACTCTATGGGAAATGCGATAGAGAGAAGTTGTAAAAATTATCTTGAATTGAAATCATTTTGCACTCCATTTAATTTTTTCCCATATAATATGTTTCTATCTGGTTGTGACTTTAAGGAAGAATCAAGCATTATTGATAGATTAGATGTTCTTACAAACTACCACGAAAGAAATGTTGATTATACATTTCATCCCGATTCCTTGACATCTGTTCATATGAGAGAGGAGGTGTGGACACAAAATGAAATTTATGATATAATATATGATACAACTGTAAGAGTAATAGAACATATCTTTATGGAAAAATCGAAAGGTAAGAACTTTAGTGCTAATAATGCAACTGGTAAAAGAAGAAAGTCTGACTTTTACGAGACACCATACAGTTTGACTAGAAAGTTTTTAGATGTAGAACCATTCGATAAGTCACTTACAGTATGTGAACCAGCTTGTGGTGCAGGAGCAATTAGCAATATCTTAAAAGAAAGATGGGAAAATAGTTTGGTTAGTGCATACGATGAAGAAACTAATTTCTTATCAGAAACAGGTAATTATGATTATATTGTTACTAATCCACCTTTCTCACTTGCACAAGAGTTTATATTAAAGGCAAAAACAGTTGCTAACCATAAGTTTGCATTATTGTTACCATTATCATATCTTCATGGTAAGAAAAGATTTGATGAGATTTATTCTGATAAAAAGTATCCTTTGAAGAAAGTTTACGTTTTTACAAGATACCCTATGTTGGGAGATAAATTAAGAGAAGATGGAAAATATACAACTGGTATGATGGTTTATGCTTGGTTTGTATGGGAGAAAGGTTATGTAGGTGAACCCACAATTTCTTGGATTGATAATAATGATGATGTATTATCAAAGAAAGATATGGACACTACACAAACTGTCATCGAAGAAACACCATTAACTAAGTTCATGCTATAATAAAGACATCTAAAGAACACTAATGCAACTAAGACCCCATCAAGAGCAAGCAATTCAATCAATGTTAGACAATGACAAAGGACAGGTCATTGTTCCTACTGGTGGTGGTAAGACCATCTGTATGATTATGGATGCTGTTAAACAGTTAGAATACTATGGTACGATTGTTGTAGTTGCACCACGCATACTACTTGCAGAGCAACTATGTAAAGAGTTTATGGAAATCCTTGATGAGCATTACAATGATGTGTCTGTATTGCACGTTCATAGTGGTAAAGTCAAAGGAATGTATAATACCACAAACCCATTTGAGATTCAATCTTTTTATGAGACAACAATGGGTCGTAAGATTATATTTACAACTTATCATTCATTACATAGAGTTGAAGAATCAGGTATCAATGTTGATACTATCTACTTTGATGAAGCACATAACTCAGTACAAAGAAACTTCATTGTTCCTGTTGAGCATTTCTCATGGGATGCTGATAGGTCTTACTTCTTTACTGCCACACCTAAGCACAGTCTCACACCATTTAAAGCAGGTATGAATGATAGTGATATATTCGGTAATGTTATATGTCAGGTTCCAGCTCCTCAGTTGGTCAAGCAAGGTTACATTTTACCACCAAAGGTAGAAGTATATGAGTCACGTTTATTAGACAAGCATGAGTTGGTTGCTGACAAGGATTGTGAACAAATGATTCAGTCTATTGATAACTTACAGAAGAGTAAGGTATTGATATGTGCTAAGTCAACTAAGCAGATTACAAACCTAGTATCACAGACTGACTTCTGTGTTCAGTTGAGAGAGC